GCCGGGGTTCTCCAGCATGAAGCGGATGGCGTCCCGAGTGTTCGCCTCCTTGGCCACCCGGCGACGCTCCACCTCTGCGGTGTGGTCCCCGGCGACGCGCTTCCGGTTGATCGTGTCGAGGGCGTCGATGGTCTTCATCTTCACGTCCTTGCCGTAGGGCGTGTCCGCGAAGGTGTAGTCCTTGCCGGGCACCTTTCGGTCCAGCATGCCGAGGATCGCGGGGCCGACCGTGCCGGCGTGCTCAATGGCCATCGCGGAGACCCCGTCGATTAGGGACTTGTCGGCCACCGCTTGGTTCTCACCTGCGGCCATACGCTCGGCGCGGATCGCTTCGAGTGCTGTAGCGGCCCCCTCCACGTCGAACGACTTGCCCTCCGCGATGGCCTTCTTCCGGGCACCTTCGAGGGTCTGGTTCTGCTTGGCCCCGAACGCCGCCTCGGACGCAGCGCGGGTCGCCTTGTCCCGGTCCGCGATGTGCCGGTTGACCGCCTCACGCCCGAGGGCTTGGAGACGGGGCAGGAGGCCCGCCAGCACCTTGGGGTCCTGCGTCCCGATGTTGTCCCGGAGGAAGGTCTGGAGGAACCCTTGGAACGCAGCCGGGTCGTCGTCGTTCTTGCCGGGCCACTTCTGGTAGGCGTCGTAGAACTTCTGCTCCACGATGCCGCCGCCAACGTCACCCTCCATGCGCTTGTACGTGTTGACGTACGCCTGCGACATCTGGGCGGGGATGAGACCCTCGGCCACGGCGGCAGAGAAGCCCTTGCCGTTGTTCTTGTGGAAGTCCGCCTGCGCGAGGACAGCCGCCTCCTCGTCCGCCGTCTTCTGGCGGTCCTCAAGGAACCGGTTGAGCGACCCGTCGAACTGCTTGAGCCCCTTGGCGAGGTCCATGAGGTTGCTCTGCCCGAGGTCCTCCAGTGCGGGAGGCTTGACGAAACTGTCCGTGGGGGCGGCCACCGGGCGGAGAAGCTGGTCCGGGGCCATGTCGGCAACTTGGATACGCGCCATCTAGGGGCCTCACATCTTGCTGTAGGAGGTGTATGCGTCGAGTGCCTTGCCGGCGAACCCGATGATGGCACCTGCTGGGGAGGGAGCGGTGGGAGCCGCGACTTGGTTGATGCGGGACTGGGCCTTGTTGACCGTGGCGTCCTGCTCCGATTGAAGCTGGGTGGCGGTCATCTCGTAGTTCCGCTGGAGGGAGAGCCGCTGGGTGCCGGCCCGCCGCCCCACGTCCGCGATGAGGCTGTCCACCGAGATGCCGGCGACGTTCCCGCCTGCCGCGCTGACCTCGACCTCCGCCTGCTTCTGGGCCGCCTCGATGTTGACCAGATGGTCCTTCTGCCCGGTGGCCTCCTGCTCCTGCATCTGGCGCAGGGTCAGGGCTCGGGTCTCATCACGCTGGGCGGCGAGGCTGTTGCTGATGTTCTGGTTGTAGCGGTTCGTCTCCGCCTTGAACTGCGCCTGCTTGGCCCCGTACTCCGCAACGGCAGAGAGACCGGAGATGGCCATGGAGGCGACGAGAAGTACGGGTGGGCACATGGGCTCTAGGGCCTCCTCACATAGTGCAGGGCCACGAAGGGTCCGGGGTCATAGGCGATGGCTCCCACCCGCTTGAAGCCCATCCGCTCCATCCACTTGTGGTGGACTAGCTGCCGGCTGTCGGGGAAGGCGTGGAGCCCGTGGGGGAACGCAGCCTCCATCCGGTCGATCTCGAAGCGCCAGTGGTGGTGGATGCCGTGGAGGTAGTTCTTGGCGCACTGCCGGGCGGCGAACCACACAACGCCGAACGTGGGGTGCCCGGCGTAGGGGTTGACCCCCCACATCGCGAGCATCTGTCCGTCCAGCGCGGCGTAGGCGGTGGTGGCGATGCCCCCCGGCGTCACGATGCAGCGCCTCAGGGAGGTCTCCAAGGTGGTGCCGGGGATGCCGTCCTCCCACTCCCGCCGATCAGCAGGCCGCACGTCCACCCCTAGCACTTTCTCATCGCCCAGCTTGGCGGGCTGGAGGTAGACGCGCGGCTTGCTGCTCATGGTATCACTCGCTTGCGGGAGATGCGCTGACCTTGGCCTTGAAGGTGTAGACTGCCGAGGTCCAGCGGGAGGGGAACACGCTATCGTTGATGAGCTTGATGCGTGCGTTGCGGCTCGGCGCGTTGACCGAGATGTCGAGGTGGCCGGACCTCGGGACAGGCGGAGCGTCGCCCACCGTGAGGTACGTATCGACCGGCTTCTTCTCCCACACCTGAGAGAACACCCGGCCTGCCCCGATGTCCGCCTCCAAGCGGGTGTAGGCGGTGGAGGCGAGGCGGGCACGGAACTTGGCCACCGTAAGCTCGTCCGTATCGACCGGCCCCTTGTCGGACCGGAGGTAGAACTCCGCCTCGTGCCGCTCCGAGGAGACGGCGAGCCCCACGTAGAACTGGGCGCCCACGAGGTTGCCGGCCACCACGAGTTGACGCGGGGTCAGCTTGGAGAGGACCGGGAAGTGCTCACCCCGGACCCTGCCGCCGTTGGTCGTGCGGAGAACCACCCGGATGAGCGAGGGGTCCTCCGAGAGGTTGAACGGGATGGTCAGGGTCGATTGCTCCGTGTCGCTGTCGTACGTCACGGAGACCCTGCTCTCATCGATCCGCATGTCCATCCGGGTGTGGTACGTGCCACCGGGGTCCTTGTGGGAGGACTTGAGGTTCGACTTGACGAGGGCCAGCCCGTCCTCCCGCTGGATCGCGGCGTAGAGTTCCGACTTGTAGAGGCCGGACCACACCACGGTACCTGCGGGGAGGCGCCACGTGTTCCACGCCGACTGGAGGGACCCCTTCTCCGAGTTGAGGTAGTTGTAGAAGTAGAGCTTGGAGGGGGCACCATCGGTCTGGACGGTGAGGCAACGCTGGGTGTCGGACGTGCTGATACGCCGGGCACCTGCCGGGATGTACTCCGGGATGTGCGCGGTGATGTCCAGTTCATCGACGGCCCGGCCCTGCTGGTACCGGACGGAGCGCATGGTGACCCACTCGCCCGGCTCGGTCGCGAAGTAGAGCGCGGTGCCGATCCGACCGAAGGAGCACTTCTCCGCGAAGTCGAAGAACGTGGAGACCGGGGCCTCCGCAGTCTCCGCCCGGAAGCTCTCCGTGTTGGCGTTGGTGATGCGGAACTGGATCGCGGGAGCCCAGACGTACAGGCTCTCGTCCACCTCCACCGTACGCCGGCACAGGGCAATCGTACCGCCTGCCGCCACGTCGAACGAGATGCGGTCCGTGGCGAGCTTGGTCTGCACCGTGTCCGGGAAGTGGGTGAACGGGTTCTGGCTCTTGGACCACTCGATGGCACCCTCGGTCAGGATGCCCAGCCGCTTCTTGTTGTAGAAGAGGTCTTGGATCGACTTGCCCACGAAACGCGGCACCGGGGCGGACTGGGCGTCCCCTGCGATGCGGGTGCTCCAGTTGTACTGCCGCCACTCGAAGGTGTTGAGCGCGGTGATGACGATGCCGTGGGGCATGGTCTCCGGCTTGAGGGTCGTCTCCACGAGGGGGGCCACCGTCTCCTCCCAGACCCCGTCCGCGATGCCCGTGCTGGAGAAGGCCACGTAGAAGTCGTCCGCAGCGTCGGACTTGAGGCCCTGCACCTTGAGGGTGAACCCAGAGAAGCCTGACTTGGGGAGGTCGCTGTACGAGCGGCACACCTCCTTGAACGCCTCGGTCAGGGTGTTCCCCGCGCCGTCCGTCATGTCCACGGAGAAGTCGTCCGTGTCGTGCCACAGCCGGAGCAGGTTCCCGTTGATCTCCATGTTGAAGCCAGCGGGGAGCGTGCTGGGAGCGGTGAGCACGGACGGGGTGCCGAACCCGAAGCCACCCGGATCGCCCGTCTCCTGCCCGCCCACACCTGTCAGAGTGGGGAGGTTGCCGACCAGCCCGGTCATCGCACGGTAGAACGTCGAGGCAAGCTGCCCGGTGTCGATGTACGCCGAGTTGGACGGGGTGGAGTTGTCCGGGGTCACGTAGGACCACTCGTAGTGGTTCCCGTCGTGGTCCAGTGCGATGGTGAACCGGGTGAGGTACGCCCCCGCCTTGAAGAAGAACATCGCCTCCTTGGGCCGCGAGGGGGTCACGATGGCCGGGTCCATGAGGGGGCCGATGGTGCGGTTGGCGACGAAGGTTGTGTCGTTCAGGGTCAGCGCCGCCCACACGTCCCGGTCCAGATTGCCCGGAGCGACCGTGCGGTACGCCGTCCCCCCGACATCCGACTGGCTGCACAGCACGCCGGACCCGAGGTTGTAGACCGCCCAGTCCCCGCCCACGATGAGCGCGAGGTAGTGCTCGTCCGACCCCCGGAAAATCTCGTAGAAGAACCCGTTGGTGACAAGCTGGTCGTCATGCCACGCGATGATCTCGAAGCCGTTCCGGGAGACCGCCCCATCCTTCGGGGAGTTGAAGCAGTCGAACTGCTCCAAGCACTGGGCGTCCCGCATCTGCGAGGCGTCCTGCTGGCTGACCCCTTGGACGAGGTTGTCTACGGAACGGGTACGGTTGCTCATCGCTTGCGCCTCATGTTTGCCACGTGCTGGGAAGTGCCGCCGAGGTAGGCCCCACCCTCCATCGCGTCGAACGTCTCCGCCGTCTCAAGGGCCTCCTGCACCGTCTCCGCCGAGAAGCGGAAGGTCACGCTGTCCGGCTGGCGGGGGAGACCGAACGCCCGGCCCGCAGCCGCCGTGATGTACCAGCGGAAGGGCTCCGGCAACTGGTCGAACTCAAGGGTCTGCACCACCTTCACGATGACCTCGCGGGTCCACACGTCGGTGTTGTTCTTGAGGTCGAACAGGCGGTTGCCGCGCTTGGTGAACGTCACATCCTCCGGGGTCCGCCGAATGTCGGGGAGCACGAGGGTGAAGTGGGGCGGGAGGTCGATGTGCCCCTCGATGTCCGGCGTGAGGGTGTAGTTGTCGAGGGTGTTGAAGTGCCACCCGACCCCCTTGTTGAGTTGGACCTGCCGGGACTGCCAGCCCACGTGCCGGATGGCTTCGAGGGCCTTCTCGTCCAAGTGCTCGGGGAGCAGGGAGTTGACCGAGGCGAGGGACACCGCTTCGAGCATCTGGTTCACAGCGTCGAGCAGGGTCATCGGGACTACGGGCGTGAGGAGGGTGGACATGTCGTTGGTGTCTCCGGGGTTTTCGGCTGGGGCTCACATCGGGCGGGAGGGTCGTTGTCGCCGGGTGGACTGGTCCGGTGGTCCTCGGTGCATACGTCGAGGAGCCCCATGCGAAAACCCCCCGGCATTGCTGCCGAGGGATCGTAGTGTGGTGCCGCAGGATCAGGCGGCGGCGAGGGTCGCGAGGTCGTCACGACCGCCGATGGCGGTCGTGCGGAGTTCCACCGAGCACTCGTTGCGGAGGGCGCCGTGGCCGGAGAACTGCGAGCCGATCAGGATGGTGCCGAGGCGGTCCTCCTGCTCCTTCATGACCACCTTGAGACCGCGACGCTCCAGCGAACCCACGGCCATCTTGGAGCCGATGTGGCCCACGGTCGGCGTGAAGTCGCCACGGTACTTGGCCAGACCGGTGGTGATGTTGGTGTTCGGGATGTGGTTGGTACCCTTGGGCACGAACCCGGCGACCTGACCGATGGTGCCCGCCGCACGGTTGCCCGAGCCGGTGGTGACCGGGCCGCCTTCGATGCCGGTGTAGCGGGCCATGAGGAGGACCTGCTGCCACGGGAGCATGAAGGAGTGGGCGTTCTCCACGTCGTTCTTGAGCAGATAGCCCTTGGCGAGGAACGCCGCGTCTTCGAGCTTCGAGGCGTCGGTCTTGAGGTTGGCGTGGAAGTAGTACGCCGGGACCGGCTGGCCGGGACGGTCGTTCGTCACGAAGTTCCGGCTGGCGAGGATGTGCATGATGGCGATGCGCTTGGACGTGGTGATGCCGAGCGACTGGCCGATCTGCGTGGCGTAGGGACCCATCAGGGCGTAGTGGGCGATCAGTTCATCGATCTCCGGGACGAACGCGCTGTCCACCAGCATGTTGTCCAGCGTGATCTCCACCTGCCCGTGGTCGATGGTGCCGCCGAGGATGCGGTCGCCCGGAACGTGCTCGGTGGCGTCGTCCTTGCGACCGATGATCGGGAAGGTGTCCGACTTGCCCTGCGTGATCTGCTTGATCCAGCGCATCTCCATGTAGTCGAGCGCTTGCCGGTAGGCTTCGAGCACGAGCCCGCCGAACTCCACGAGGAAGAGTTCGCGGTCGTCGGTACCGCCAACCTTGCGACCGGGGCGGGAGGCGGCGTCGGTGTATTCGTTCATGCGTGGTACGTCCTTGTGTCAGAGTGGCCTAGCGGGATGCCGGGCCTTGGTGGTGGTCGGAAAGTCAGACGAGGCGGCTGCGCTTGCCCTTGGCCCGCACGGCTTCGACCCTCTTCGCATCGCCCGACTTCCGGGCCTCCGCGATGGCTGCGTTGTACTCGGCGGCAGACGCGAAGACATCCCGCGACTGACCCGAGGCACCCCCGACGCCAGACTTGCCGGTGGCATCGCGGGACGGGGTGGACGGCCTACGGGGCGGACCCCGGCGACCCTGCTGCTGCTGCGGCGCGACCTTGCCGTAGCGATGGAGGAGGGCATCCACGGCGTCATCGAACGCGGTGCCGCCCTTCTGCCGAGCCTCGTTGAACGCCTTCTGCTGCTCCGGGGTGTAGGTCGTACGGCCCCAGTTCACCGCCGCCTCATAGCGGGCCTTGCCGCCGACGCGCTGGTAGAACTCCTGCTGCTGCTTCTGCTGCCGGGCGACCTGACCCTGCTCGACCTCGATGACAGCCGCCCGGTCGAGGCCGAAGCGCTCTTCGAGGTACTTGTACGTGTTCTCCCCGAGGCCGGGCTTGGAGGGGTTGGCGGGGTCGTAGTTCGCCCAGAACTCCTCGGACAGGCTCCCGGTTACGTCGAGCTTGCCTTCGGTGGTGATGTACTTGGCGTCGTACTTGGCGACCACGTCCTCGTTGTCGAGGTCGAAGTCGGGGAGGGGTTCGGGGGCGGTGTCGTCGCCTTCCGTTTCCGGCGCATCTTCTTCGCCAGCAGCCTCGCCTTCCGGCGTCTCGGCGTCATCGCTCGGGGTCTCCTGCTCCTCGTCACCCTCCGGCAGGCCACGGACGAGCTTGTCCTGACCGGCCTCGAAGGTCAGCCCAGTGCCGGCCCCGGTGACAGCCTTCTCGGAGCCGGCCTCGAAGGAGGTGGCGCCCTTGGCTGCGACGACGGTTTCGACCTCCATGGTCGGCTTCGGGGCTGCGGTGTTCTTGTCATCAGCCATCGGCTGGTACCTCCTGCGGTGCTTGCTGTTGGGCCATGGTATCCGACGCGACCTTGGCTAGGGGTCCCGCCTGTGCGAGCAACTGCTGCTGCATCGCCTGCTGCTCTGCCTTCTGCGCCTCCCCAGCCACCTGATCCTCGGTCTTCACGAGGCCGTCCGGCTTGATGCCTTCCGACGCCGCCAAGCGAGACGCGAAGTTGAGGGCGTTGAGGATGGTGTCGGCCTTCTGCGGGAACAACTCCGAGATGACCTTGGCGAAGTTGATGAGGCTGCTGCTCTCGGTCGAGCGACCCAGTGCGTCCACACCGGTGACGACTTGGAGCGACACGATGTCGTCCGGCACCTCGGGAAGGTCCGAGTTCTCCTCCTCGTGGAGACGCACGGCCCGCTTGAGGATGACCCGCTGCGACCCTTGGCTGATCTCCGTGTAGAGACCACCCATGGCCTGATCGAGTTCCCCAGCGAGGCGCCTGATCTCCTCCGCCGTGACCCGCTCACCATCCCGGCGTACCGAGGACTGCAAGAGGAACGCGGCGCCCACCCGGCGCACCACTTGGGTGAACCAGTTGAGGACGAAGTTGAGGTCTGCCGTCTTGTCGGACTTGAGGACCGTGACATCCTCCGCCACACCGGGGAGCATGTCGAGGTTCTTGGCCTCGCGTACCGCCTTGATGCTGGTCCTGCCGCCCGGCTTGACGAAGGTGAGAGCCCACGCCGCGAGGGTGGCGCCATCGTTGAGTGCCGACGCCAAGCTCTCCAGCGCGAAGAGGTCGCCTTGGTACTCCTCGCAGTAGGACCGTCCCCAGTTCTGGCCGTAGACCGGGATGAGCCAGCCGGGCCACATGGGGCAGTCCTCGTAGTCCGTCTCCACCTCCGAGCCGGGGATCATGCGACCCTCGTACTCCTGCCAGTAGAGCCACGACTTGTCCCCCGAGTTGTGCCCGACCTTGAGCTTGCACACGGAGTAGATTTTGACCTCTTGGTCCCACTCCGGGGTGTCTCGCAGTCCGGGCGTCTCCTCGTAGATCATGTCCCTCACGTCGTCATCGAGGGTCATCACCCGGCAGACCTCCTCGTGCACCGTGATGAGCGGATTGCCCGCCCGGTTACGGATCACGATGTACTCCCGCATGGTGTGGAACGTGGGCTCATCGAGGGTCACGTGCTTGAACAGGCAGTTGCCCGCCACGAGAAGCTGCTTGATGAACCCAGTGTAGGCCGTGCGGAGGGGGGTGGTCTCGAAGCGCTTCCTGTGCACCACCTCCAGCCGGCTCAAGGCAAGCTGCATGTTGGCGAACAGTTGCGGGTCCGCGTCCACCTCCTTCTGGATTTTGTACTCCACCGGCTCGTACCGCAAGATGGGCTGGCCGGGGGGGAACGCGATGAACATGATCTTGGAGGCGAGGTTGTTCACCGCCTGCGACCCTGCGGACTGATTGTTCCCGTCCTGCGGGTCACCCGTCTGGTAGTGCTCGTCCGGGAAGACGGAGTGGATGGTGAGTTGGGCCATCTTCTCCGCTTGGTCCTCCACCGAGGTGCGCTTCGCCTTCTCCTTGAGGTAGAGGCTGGAGGCTGCGATGCCGAGGGTGAACTGGCCGTTGCTCCCGTTGTCGAACTGTGCGTCCTGCTCCGTCATCCCGTTCCTCACATCTTGATGCCGGTCCCGCCAGCGCCGGGGCTGAGAGACCGGTCAACGCGGGTGGACGGGGTGCTGCTGCCGAAGAGCTTCATGTCCTCCTCGACGCGGGGAGCGCCGATCTCCCCCTCCTGAGCGATGGGCTCCGGGGGTGCGGGTGCGGGGGCCGGGGTGGCCTGTGACTTGTTGGGACTGCCGCCGAAACACATGGTCACATATTCCCCACACTGAGACCGGGACCGGCCTGCTGCACCATCGCGCCGAGCGGCTTGGGCTCGGGCGTCTCGACGGGCTTCATGGCCACGCCGTTCGTCTTCTTCTCCACGCGGGTACTCGCCTGATCGAGGCTGTAGTCCGCTGGCTTGTAGTTGGGGTCGCCCCCGTCATTGCTGCCGAAGCACATGGCTTACGTCTTGATCTCCATGGTTACCGCAGGCTCCCCGGAGTAGGGGTCGAGGCCATCCGCGATCATCGCGTCCACCGCCTCCTCCTGCTGCTGCTGCTCGTAGACGGACCGGAGGTACGCCACGTGCCGGACCACTCCGGCGTACATGAGGTGCTCCTCCAGCCCCTTCCCCTCGAAGCACTTCGGGGGGTAGTAGTCCTCAAGGTACTCAAGGAGGTCCTTGGGGATGGCCGGCATGACCCGCCTCTCGACGGGCACCGGGTGCGGCTTGCGCTTGGGTCGGGTCACTTCCTCACCTTCCACCAGTCGGGGTCCCCAGCGAGGTACGCCTTGTACATGGTGGCGTAGCGGATGACCTTGTCGAGGTCCTCCTGCCCGTTCTTCGCGTCGTGGCGCAGCGTGTACTTCACGATGTTCCCTTGGAAGAAGTCGAGCTTGTTCTCGCAGATGAACCGGATGGGCTCAATCTTGAACCGGGCGTAGTGCTTGGGGAGGTTGACGTTGTCCGGGGGGATGGGTGCCACGAACTGCTCGTAGGCCAGAGCGTTCTCGATGGCGTTCTGCTCGACCGGCGAGAGGTCGATCCTCCCGTCCTGCACCGCGAAGGGGTCGAACGCCCCGCAGTCACAGAACCACCCAGTGCCAGCCGGGAGGTGGTGGGCCGGCTTGCAGTCCGTGCAGGGAGCGCCGAGGGGGACGCCCTTGCCCATCGTCACAGTGGCCGCCTCGCGCTGCACCGGGGGAAGGCCCGGCATGCAGGCGTCTAGGTCTTCGGGTCGCATCGGATGAACCTCTCCTCCTTGTAGGGGATGACCCCGTGTTCCCCCACGAGGTAGTAGTTGAAGGACTGGGGGTTGGGACCCCAGCAACTCTCGATGGTGTACCGGGCGTCCAGCTTCAAGCCGAGCGCCGGGCGGACACAGCGGACCTCGTCCCCCGCCTTGAACTTAGGTTCGCGGTCGTGAGGCATACGGTACGCTCCCGATGAGGCCGAGGTGTCGGGCGATGACGTGAGGAGCAAGCTGGTCTCCGTCGAGTTCGGCTGACTTCTCGTACGTCCTGTGCGAGAGGAACAGCATGTGGATCGTGGTGTCGAGACTGCGGGCCTCCTCCTCCGTCTGGTTGCGGCCCTGTGTCGAGTAGGGCTTCACGCGGCGGAGGTAGAAGTCGTAGTTGTCGTACCGGTCGAAGGCGGCGCGGGTGGCCTGCGGGAGCCACATCAGATACTCGGGCGTCATGTAGGCGTTGCCGAGGGGGAGGGGGCTGTCGGTGATGACCCACTCCGTCTGGCCCACGAGACGCCGCAGCCGCCTGTCCTGCTCCCCGAGGATCGCCAACTGGTGGCGGAGATCCCCGTAGTTCTTGGCGTAGGTCAGGTCCTTGGCGTACTCGGTGACCATCTCGACGGAGTGGCCCTGCACCTTCATCAGGTTGAAGAGCCCCGCCGTGGTGGTGGACTTCCCGACGCCGGGAGCAGCCCACATGTTGATGACCTTGAGGGTCGAGGGGTCTTCGTTCACCATGCCAGCCCCACGCCCACGAGGATGCAGATGACCCCGAGGATCATGGCGATGTAGGTGTTCGGGTTCACGCCGGGGTCCCCTTGTACACGGTCGTGGTGATGACGTGGGGGTAGACCTCCGAGGCGGTGAAGTCGTCGGCCCCGTAGTTGTAGCTCTGGGCGAACTGGACCTGCACGTACCGACCCGTGGCCTCGTGTTTGTAGACGTCGGCGTGGTTCGTCACGTCGTGCTTGCCGCCCCACTCATCGTGGTGCACCTCGGTCCAGCCCTCCTCCCCCTCGGCCCACTCTTGGAGTTCGGAGGAGCCGAGCTTGAGGACCTCGTCAGGTGTCGTCGTCATTGGCGTCACCCATCTTCTTGGAGGTGGCCCAGTCGTAGAGCGCGTCGAGGCCCAAGCCAATCAGGCCGATGACCACCGAGAGCCCCAGCAGGTTGAACAGGATCATCGGATCGACACCATCGGGACGGCGCCACCGGGGACCATGGTGGTCGGGAGCACGCCGTTCCACTTCTCGGCCTGCGTGAGGGCCACGAGGTTGGGGCTCTCCTTGAGTGCCTTGGCGCGTGCCTCGATGGCGTACGCCTCCGCCTCGCCCCGGAGCTTGATGCCCTTGGCCTGAGCCTCGGCCTCCGCGAGTGCGCTGTCCGCCCGACCCTTGGCCTGCGTCACGGCGATCTGGGCGGAGATGACCTCACGTTCCGCGTTCTGCCGGAACTTCTGGACCTCCACCTCCGCCTGCATCCGCTGGTCGATGGACTTCTCGAAGGTGTCGGAGAACTTGATGTCCTCCACCGTGATGTTCTCGACGGTGAAGGGCACGTCCTTGGGCAGGGCGTTGCGGATCGACGTGGAGATGGCGAGGTTCATCGCGGCACGCTCGGCAATGGCGGAGGTCGCCGTGTAGTGGCCGAAGGTCGCCTTGAGTTCCTGCGCCACGACACGCTGGATCAGCCGCGCCTCCACGCCCTCCGCGCCGCCGTACTCCGCGTAGACCTTGCCGACCTGCGAGGGGTCGATGGCGTAGGAGAAGGACACCGCGATGTGGGCCGGCTGGAGGTCACGCGAGTAGGCTTCGAGGGCCGACTTGCCGCTCCACGTGAGGGTGCGGGTGCTCACCGGGATTTCCACCACGGTGTCGATGAAGGGGACCTTGTAGCCGCGACCCGGCTCCGCGATGCCCACGACGGCGCCGTTCCGCAGGAGGACGCCGCGCTCCTGCTGGTCGATGGTGTAGGAGAACATGAGGGCCAGCGCCGAGATGAGGATGCCGGCAATGGCGGACAGGATGATGGTCGGTTTCACTGGGAGAAGCTCCGTGTCAGTGGTTGGGGATCAGGTCCGGCGTCCAGAGGGTCACCTCCTTGGTAGCCGGGTCGTACTCGCCGTGCCGCAGGATGCGGGCCAGCCTTGCAGTCACCAGAGCCTCCGCCTCGGACAGCCCTGCCTTGCGGTAGTGCGAGACGATGCACGCCCAGTAGTCGCGGGTCGGTTCCGCCATCCACCGGGTCACGCTCTCGCCCTTGTTGACCCCGCGTGTCTTGACGCCCTCCTTGGGGAGGAGCCGCACGGGGTTGTCGATGATGGTGGCCGCACGTTCCATCCCGAGGCCGGGGCACCCCGCGTACCCATCGACCCGGTCCCCCGCGAGGGTCTGGATCAGGTGGAACCGGTCGGCCTCCCACTGGGTGACCTCGCGGACGAGCATCTCCCGGTTCCGCCCCACGTCCTGCTTGAGTTGGTGGTGCAGTCCGGGGATGGAGCGGAAGTCCTTGTCCCGGCCCACACAGATGAAGCGGTCCTCGGTGTGGCCCGGCGTGGTCATCTTGATGCCGAGCACGTCGTCCGCCTCCAGCCCATCCCAGTGGTAGGCAGCGTGCCGTTCCCGGAGGTGGTCCTTGAGGCGGCCCAGCAGGAGGGGCAGGGCGACTTCCTTGCGGTTCCCCTTGTAGCCGGGGTCCACCTGATGTCGCCAGTTGTCCGGGGCGGAGAGGATCACCTCGAAGCTGTCGGCGGAGAGACCCGCCTTCAAGCCGTACAGGATGTTCTCCACCGCGCCGATACCCTCCGCGATACAGGCGAAGGGCTGGACGTAGCCGAAGCTGTCCTCGACCGTGTGGTTCACCGCAGCGGCGGCCATGAAGGCGATCACGTCGCCGTCGATCAGGAGGTGGGTCTTCACGGTCACGGCTCCTTGTGGGCCTTGGCGAGGATCGACACGAGCCACCAGAAGATGGCCGCCATCGAGAAGAGGTACCCGAGGTACCCGAGGATGAGTACCCAGATGGGGCTCACAGGAACTCCTTCTCCCCGCCGAACAGGAAGGTGACGAGGGAGGTCAGGGTCATGTCCCCCTTCTCCGGGCCGCCCTCGTAGTAGGACGCGAAGAGGAACACGAGGACGACGGGCAGGAGCAGCCACATCATGGTGCGCTCGTAGCGGTCGAACAGCCAGTCGGTGTCGATGGCGTACTTCTCGTGGGCCATCATGAGGCCGATGAACCCGACGAAGGACAGGACGGTCCAGACGCCGAGGGCGATGAGGATGGCGAGGAACATGGTGTCAGGTATCTCCTAGTGGTCGCGGTTGCGGTAGGCGAACAGGCCCTCCACCGTCGCCACCCAGTAGGTCAGGAGGTGGCGGCCATCGAGGTCTATGTTGGTGATCCACCCGAGGGAGGCGGCGGTGGCGACCCCCACTGAGTGGGAGCGGGCGAGGTCGGACTTGAGGTACACGCCGCCCGTCGCCGCCTTGAGGACGATGAGCCATACGTCGAGGGGGACCTTGCCGGTGTACCCCACGCCGATGCGCTGGCGGGATCGACCTACGGAACTCGGGGTGGGCGGCATCGTGAGGCCAACTCCAAAAGCCAGAGCGCGAAGCCTGCCGGAGTTCTCTCGCGGTCCGTCTTCGATAGCTCGGGGAGCCACTCTGGGTGGCCCTTGCGGTGGGCTTGCTGCACCACGTAGGTGGGTCGCCCGTACGGGATGGGTGGGTACGGCGGGACGTTCTCGGGGTCGATGCCGCAGACGTACAGCCACGTGGGCTTGAGGGCCTTGTGACCCCACCACCACTGCATCACCTCCAGCGTGAACCCTCCGAAGATGTCCCTGCCGCCGACGCTGGGTAGCCCCGCGTCCCGCCAGAGGGTCGAGCCGTGGGGGTGCTCCAGTACGCCGCCGTCATTGCGGATCACGGAGACGGCCCACAGCGCCAGTTCCTTCTCACCCGGTCGAGGCTGGGCGAGGTTCTTGAGGCGGCCCCACGCCCGGCACGGAGGGTGGGCGATCAGGGGCGAGCCGCGTGGCCAGTTCTTGGCGTCCCTGTCGTAGTCCCACGTCTCCGCGCCGAGGTCCTTGTAGATGCTGTCCCGCCGCCCAAAGAGAACGGCGATAGGCTCCACATGGGTCAGTGACATTCCGCCCAGTTCTTGCCGGTCTTGGCGTCCGACCGGAAGCGGCCGCGCAGGCCCAGCGAGATGCCTGCCTCAACGAGACACTCCTCCGCTATACGGGCGATCTGCGGGCCTAGGCCGGGCCGGTGGGTCACTTGGATTTCGTCGTGGACCCAGAGTACCTGCCGCCAGTCACGGCCCTTGACGAGGCCCTCACGCTCCATGGCTGCGTGGAACAGGACGATCCACCGCTTGCACGCGATGGCGCCTGCGGACTGGAGCAGGGCGTTGAGCGCGGCGTACGCCTTGCGGACCGGGATGCGGGACCCGTCGATCCCCTTGAGCCAGCCCTTCTCGGCCTCCTTGCACACGTCATCGGTGAGCTTCTTGAGGCCGGGGATGCCCGCCTCCAGCTTGAGGATGATCTGCCGGGCCTTGGCAATCTTGGCCCTCTGCCGGTCGTCCAGCTTGTCCACGAACTCCTGATCGAAACGCTTGGCCAGCGCTTGCAGGATCATGTTGAGGCCCCGGTACCCGAGGTTGGGGACGATCTCGTGGTCCTCGATGCCGATGTCGAGGGAGAGCTTGTAGGCCGTGCCTCCGTAAATCTTGAGGTAGATCGCCGTCTTGGCGTCGGCCCGGAGCATCCCTGCGATCTCGCCGTGCTCCTTGTGCGGGTCCCGCTTGGGGTCGCACACTCGGTCACGGAAGGCCCCGCCGTCGAGGGGCGCAAGGTAGTGGCCGAGGAGGATCAACTCCAGCGCGGACGCATCGACGCCGGTAAGCTCCCAGCCGGGGTCCGCCACGTAAAGCTCGCGGCACTCCCAGCCGAACCTGCCGGGCAGTCCGCGAAGCACCACTTCGACCCCGTCCACCTTCTCCTTGTTGACGCCGGGCGTCTGCGAGAGGTTGGGCTTGGAGTGGATGCCTCGGCGGGTGATGGCGGCCTGCGGGTCGATCCTGCCGTGGATGTACCCGGTATCCTCGTTGACCTGCCGGAGCCACGCTTGGTTCCCGACCGCCAGCATCGCCAGCGTCTTGGTCACGAGGAAGTAGTCGAGGATGTCCTGCCGAACGTCTGGCGGCATGACCGCGTCGGGTATCTCCTCCAGCACGCTCTCGTCCACGGAGGGCTTGCCATCCTTGCCGAACTTCTTGGGCTTCCACCCGTAGACCTCCACGAGCCGCTGCCCGAGGTGGTCCCGCGAGGAGGGGTTGTACTCGACCCACTCGATGTTGACGTAGGGCTGGCCCTTGCGGTACTCGCACTTCGGGGGGCCGACGTACGGGGCGAGGGGCTTGCCGTTCTTGCCGAAGCGGGGGACCGTCACGTCCTCGTAGCCCACGAGCTTCACGTCGCGGTCCACTGCGGGGTCGATCTCATCGGACGCCTGCCACCACGCCCCGAAGATTTCCTTGAGCCTGCCTTCGAGGCGGGCCTTGAGGTTGGCCAAGGTGCTCGCCAGCTTCCGGGCCTTGTCCACGTCGAAGTTCACCCCACCCCACTCCTGCTCAAGGCAGATGCGGGACATGGCGTTCTCCTCATCGATGACCCGCTGGGGCCAGACGAGGGGGTTGGTGAGCTTCTTCTGGATCAGGTCCCACAGAGCGACCGACGCGGCGATGTCCCCCATGAGGTACTCCGCCATGTCCAAGGACCAAGCGTCGAACCCGCCGTTGTACTCGCCCTTGTAGGTCCCGGTGCGGTAGCCCCACGCCGCCAGCGAGTGGCGCTTGAGGTACTGGCCGGGCATGCGACCTGAGCGGATGCGGACGAGGTCGGGACCCACCAGCGTCTCGGCGGGCCAGAGCAGCTTGCACATCACGAGGGTGTCGATCAGGCGGATGGGCTTGAGGTCGAACCACGGGAAAAGCTTGGGGATGACCGGGAAGTCGAACCCGTTGCCGTTGTGCGCGATGAGGCACGCGGCGTCTTGCATCCAGCGCAGCCCCTCCTCGATCTCATCGGGACCCCAGTAGAACTCCTCCTTGGTCTCCGTGTCGTGGACGGCGAAGCACCAGAACTGGGTCGCCTCCCTCTTGTTGCCCTGCCGGAACAGGAGCCCGTCTGCCTCGATGTCGAGGATCAGGGTCCTGCCCGTGGCGGGGGTCGTGGGCCTTCCGGGTAGTTCGATGGGTCTAGGCTCCTCTTGGGGACCCGCTACTTGCGGGCGAAGACGTACTCGATGTGGGTGGTGAAGCTCTGCACGGGTGTGGTGCCGAACACGTTGTCGCGGATGTAGTCCGGTAAGAACCGCCGCTCGTGGATCACCTCGTAGTCGTGCAGGTTGGCGCACTCCACGAAGGGCTTGGGGTCCAGCGAGAAGTAGTGCTCCTCCGCCTCTCGCCTCTTCTCCGCGTAGGTACACGTGCTCTCCGGCCCGATGTAGGGCTTCTTGAGCATCAACTCGACGCACTCCCGCAGGATGTTCGCGGCGTACTTCGACACGTCCGCGTCCGCCTCCAAGGCGTTGAGGGCCGCATCCATCCGGTGGTGGATCAATTCCGCCGCCTCGATGAAGCCCGAGCGGGCGATCATGTCCCGCATGTTTCGCAGAACAGTCACGCCCCGGTAGAGGGTCGCCGTGGTCGGGCGGTAGTTCTGGCAGGCGAACGCCATGTCCCGCACGATGACATACTGGGGGCCGACCCCGGCGACATCCGCCCAGAAGGAACGGGGGTCGGCCCCGCCGTAGTGCTTCGCGTCCGAGAACAGTTCGTGGATCACGGAGGAGAACAGGAGAGCGGTGGGGAGGCCATCGATCTCGTACTTCCCGGCAACGTTGGCGAGGTAGTGCCCCCAGCCCATGCCGAGGGCGCTGTCCACGCAGGTGACGTGGAGTGCAGCAGTGCGGGCGGCCTGCGCTGCCGTGGACACCTCCGCCAGAGGCCCGGACCCCACGTCCACTAGGTGCTGCACCTCCGGCCAGAACGGCAGGTGGGTGAAGAACAGCTTGTCTTCGAGGAGGGTCCGGGGCTGCATGGTCAGGTCACCTTCTTGAACAGTTTGCGTTGGATCATGGCGGCGATGTCCCGCTCGACCCGGCCCATCCACTCGATGATGAGTTCGACGGACCGTCCGAGGGGGGCCTTCTCCGCTTGGTCGAGCAGGGTGGTGTCCTTGTAGGCGGACCCATCCTTGTAGTTGACGCCGTAGGAAAGCAGGGCGTCATAGGCGCGGTGCTTCATCTGGCACATGGCCTTGGCCATCGTCAGTCGTGCCCTGATGACCGCCTCCGGGGGTGCCGGCTTGGCGGGGTCGTCTTGGAAAAACTGGTGGAGCACTAGTAGTCACTGTCCCCGAATGAGGTTGAAGGGTGGGTCCCTCCGCCACGTCCGCCCTTACGCTGGGGGCCGGGGAAGGCGAGGGATGTGGGAAGGAGCCTACCCTTCGTCTCGCTGAACGCGAGGGCGTTGAGGACACCGGTGCGGGACCGGGGCCGGTTCTTGAGTGCACGGTACTGGGTGACCGTCCACAGTTCCCCCTCCGCTTGGCCATTGCGTTCGTGGCCGATGACGAAGGAGGCGAAGTTCGCGATGCCGCCAGACCCTCGGACTTGGTTGAGGCTGGTCTGGGCGCCCTCCTCGTGTCCCGCGCCTTCCGGTCGGGTGAGGTGGTGGGCGACTTGGAGGTGGACGCCAAGCTCCTTGCTCATGGCGGCGAGGTCCCGAGACACCTTGTCCAGTGCCCGCCGCTCATCGTCGCCCACGGCAAGTCCCGCCGCGATGAAGGTCAGCGGGTCGATGAACCCTACCTGACAGTCGAGGGCCTTGGCGCAGTACCGCACGTACCCGAGGATCGCGTCCACGGTCCACTCGGCGGTCTCGGGGTCGAACATCTCCACCTGCCCTGCGCCGAACAGGTCATCGTGCAGGGCCACCATCTCCGCATCGGGCCGGGGCTTGATGTCCAGCCGGTCGGACACGTGGACGGACAGGAGCCGGAGCTTCACGTCACGCCGGGTGTCCTCGAAGCCCATGTGGAAGATGCGGGCGTTCTGCTTGAGGAGGTGGTACTCGATCTCGGAGATGGCTGTCGTCTTGCCCACCCCGGTGCCGGCCACATGGTAGCAGACCTGACCCGCCCGGATGGGTCCGAGCTTGTCGTTCCACTCCTTCCACGGCCACTCGAAGGACCACCCAGCGACGGCGTCCTCCTTCGGCGCGGTGACATCCTCCGAGTTCGTCTTCGCGTTGACGATGCCTCGGGGCCGCCACGCCACGGCAGCGAACACGGCAGTCTGGATGTCCCCCGGCAGGCTGGCTTGGAGTAGGTCCGAGGCGTCCTTGTGCCCGTTGCCCGCCTTGGCGAGCTTGACCTTGCCGACCTTGAAGAGCTTGGCGCACTCCTCCATGGCCGCCCTGCCGCTGTCATCATCATCGAACCACAGCACGATCTCATCGAAGCGGTCGAGCCAGAGGTAGTTGGCCTTGAGTGCGGCCACGGCGCCCTGCACCCCGGTCGGGATGGACACGCAGGCGAACTTGAAGTCCACCGCCTGTGCCACCGACATGGCGTCCAGTTCGCCCTCGGTCACCACCACGCGCCGGTCGTAGCGGTCGCCGTAGTAGGTCTGGCCGAAGAGCTTGCACCGCCCGAGGGACGGCTGGTCCGGGACCCTGAGGACGGGGAACTCCTTGCCTTCGAGCCGGAGCTTCTGGCAGGCTAGCTCGCCGTCCTGCGAGTAGTACGGTGCGACGCCGACTAGCCCTCCCCGGAAGCGTCCCGTGAAGTACCCATAGCGACGCAGAGTGTCCGTCGTGATGCCCCGCTTGCGGAGTGGAGCCCACGCTTGAGGATGGGACGCGGGGTCGATGAGTTCTGCGGCAGGTGGTCCCGCATCAGCCACGCCAAAGCTCGTCTTCTGTCGCGGGTCAGCATCTCCTCCGCGAGGGCCTGTGCCGCTGCCATCCGTTGGGCCTGTGTGGTAGTCGCAGCCCGCGCCGAAGCAATGGCTGTGGGTGTCCTCGTACGTGACAAGGGTTTTCTCCCGGTGGCACTTTGGGCACTCGCCCCGAGACATCACACGCGATGCCCCTTCAATCTCTCGGTCGTCAAGCGACATGGAACTCTCCATGCAGTTCCGCGCGTGCTGCTCCAGCCACCGCTACGGCCTGCTCTCGGGTATCGTGGGTGCCGAGGCCCACCTGTCGCCCATCGCGGTTGACCCACGCGGACCACCGGCCTGACTTGCGCTGCTTGACGCACGGACCGGCCTCGGCGTTGACTGCGTTCTGTGACCGCGTGGCGGGCCGGAGGTTCTCCAGCGCATCGTCCAGCTTGTTGCGGTTCTTGTGGTCCACCAGCTTGGGGAGCCAGCCGTGGGCCAAGGCGAACTTGACCCGGTGTGCTCGTAGGGTGACCGTCTTACCGTCCACCACTAGGCGGACCTGCGCGTAGGACTTTCTGTCCTGCTTGAAGCGGATGGGCTCCCCGGTAGACACCCGAATGATGTCCTCCCCGGAGAGCCGGAAGTGCCGGGCGATGAGTGCTAGCTCATCATGAAGCATCCCGTGATGCCTCCCAGTCATAATCGAGGGTGATCTCGTCACACCCCTCCCCGTGCTTCCTCGGCATGACCACACGTCTGCCCCGTGCCAGATACCATGCGGCGATCTCGGCGTTGGTGTGCAGATGGTCGGGCGGGATCAGCACGAGGAGGGACCTCGGGAGGACCGCCGCTCCGTCACTCTGCTCGCGTAGGAGCACTGGACGGCACCAAGCGGTACTTGAGGTAGGACCTGCCGTGGTAGTCCTTGGCGGGGTCGGCCTCGATCACGTAGCCCAGCTTGCGGAGTTCCGCGACCCGGCTGGAGAGGGACTGGATGCCCAGCGAGACCATGGCGATCTGGGTGGTGAGGGTGTGACCCTTCTGGAGGTAGCTCACGATGAGCGACTGCTGGGTGGAGAGGTCGGGGGTGGTGTCGGTCATGGTGGTGGCGATCTCCTTGCGGATGAACTGGCGGAGGTCCTTCATGTCCAAGGGCGGGCAGTCAGGGCTCCGGGTACGGTGTACTTCCTTGTGCCCAACGATGGACAGGGGGATGGCGTAGAGGACTTCGAGGCGGTGCACGAGGCCGGCGAGGGCGAGGCGCTGGGCCTCCGAGAAGGGGAGCGCAAGGCAGACCCCGATGCTGTCCTCGTTGTGGCCGGGGGTGTGCGAGCCGACTGCCTCAAGGGGCCGGCCCGTCTTCACCGCACCGTTCGTCTCGATGACGAAGTGGTAGCCCACCGAGAGCAGCCCCTTGGAGCGGCCCTTGGCGAGCAGGTAGTCGTAGGCGTCGGGCACCAGCGCGTGGGCATCGTGGAGGATGACGCGGTGGGTCCGGTCGCGGGGTCGCCACTCAAGCACCGGGGAGGCCAATCTTCACGAGGTCTCGCTCCAGCATGGGCCGGAGTTCCGCGAGGTACTTGTCCACCATCATGCGGCGGATGTGGTCGAGCCTCACGGCTTGATGCACAAGGTCGTCTTCCCGCACCACGAAGCGGTATTCCTTGGCCGAGATGGTGAACCGCTTGGCCTTGAACGCGAGGTCCTCGTCGCTGGTCAACTTCATCTTCGGCAGAGGTACGAGCGGTGGGGGCTGGACCTCTTTGACCCACTTCTCCATGTCGAGGACCTGCTGCTGGAGGTCGAAGACCCTGCGCCTCGTGTCCATCAGGGTCCGCGTACGGTCCGATAGCTCGCGGTTGAGGACACGAAGGTCATGCCGCAGGTGCCACGGGGACCACCGCCAGAGCCACCGGTTGATGGCGTGGCAGAGTGCCGGGTAGATGGAGGTCTCGGGCTGGGCGAGGAGTAGCTGGGTCATTGCAGCGCTCCGTCCCGCCGCTCGTAGTAGGACACCACGCCGGCCTTGCTGTCCTTGCACGCCACGAGGGACGCGCGGTCACGGCTCCACCTCTCCTCGACCTCCTGCTGGGAGAGCCTACGGGGAGGGAGGGTCACCGGGTCCGGGCACTCCGCCGCCAACTCCGAAGGGACGGCGAGGAGGACTGGGCGTCCTGCCGATGGTGCCGATGCGGCGCACCCCATCAGGAGAGAGGCCGCAGCTATCAGCGAGAGGGTCGAGAGCGGCGACACGGGCGTTCTCCTTGAGTTGGTCTTCGAGGGACTGGGTGGTGGTGCGGAGGGCGGAGATGGTGAGGGCGGCGGAGCGCTGGGCCTCGCGGTTGACTTCGAGTTGCCGCGCCACCTCCGCCTCACGGGCCACACTCGCGGCTGTCTCGGCGGTGCTCTTGCCCTGCTGGTACTGGTACTGGCCGTAGCCCCAGACAGCGAGGGCGAGGACGGCGAGGAGGGCGGCGAGGGCCAGCCACTTGTAGGGGTCGAGGGCTTTCGGGAGCATCAGACGTTCAACTCCGAGCACGAGACGATGCGTACCTGCGGAGCGAACTTGGGGACGAACCCGTCGTAGACCACCGCTCGGTAGGCATCTTCCCGATGGTTAGCGGGTCGGGTGAATGGGAGCCACGAGTAGGTGTCGGTCTCCCTGCGGAACACGTCCACCGAGGGCGTGAACTGTACGAGCCAGTCCTTGCCGTTGTCCCCCACGTACAGCACCGCGTTGGGCGCGTGGATGCGGGCGAGCTTCTGGGCCACGGCACGGGCGATGGTCGTCTTGCCGCTGCGCCTCGGGCCAACCACGGCGTGGTACTCGGGGTAGCGGGGGAAGTTAGGGTTCGGTGCCATCGTCGGGGGTCTCCTCCGCGCGGCGTGGCCTGCGGCTCGGTCTCCCGGCCAGCACGGTGTCGTCCCACGTTGCCGCGAAGCAGTAGGACCCGATGGTGGCGCCGGCCAAGGCGAAGTACCCCATGGCCAGCGTTTCGTTGAGGCGGGTGTCGGTGCCCCAGAGGGTGAGGTACCCGATGCCCGAGAAGCAGACGAGGAGCGTGAAGAACACGATGCCTCGCCGGTACTTCCACCGGGCGTGGGTCTGGGCGAGGGTCACGTGATGCGCTTACACCTGAGGAGGTGGTTGAGCGCAGCGTTGGCCGCGTTCACCACGGTCCCGCCTGCGCTGAGGCCGCCAAGGCGCTGGGCAATCTCGCCGGACGCATTGACGGAGATGAGGTCCCACTCCCACGTGCCGCTGGCGGGGAGGGTGGCCGCGACGTTGAGGCCCGAGGTGATCGTGACGATCTGTCCCGCTGCGGCGGTGGTGATGGACACGGGCTGGGCCGCCAGTGAGGTGCGGGTCGGGGCGGCGGGTGCTGCGAAACGGGCGGGCATCAGGAGAGCGCCTGATAGGTGGCGGTCGCGGTGGTACCCGAAGTGGCGACCCCGATCACGGCGTAGTCTTCGAGGATGGTCGTGCCTACCTCGCACCGGATGGGCATCAGCGTGAAGTCGCCAGCCTTGCTGCTGGTGCCGATCTGGACGACGACGTCGCCCGCCGTGGTGCACAGGATCACGAGGCCCCGAGCGGGCTGCTTCATGGGAGTGCCCACGGCGAGGGTCTCGGTGGCGGAAAAGCGGCGATTGGGTCCCTGCACTGGGCTGGTCCTCCTACTGTAGGGTTGAATGGGGGGAGTGGGTCGGTTCGATCATCAGGGCCACGAGGACCTCCTGCGCCGGGAGTTCCCCCTCACCAAGCTCCGGGTCGAAGCCGTCGAAGATGAGCATGTCGGGGTCCTCATACATGGGGTCCAGCGAGGCGTTCTTGTGGAAGCCCGCCCACATCTCGGGGGTCAGGATGACGAACACGCGGTTGGCCATGTCGTGATCGATGATGTACCGCGAGAGGGCGATCGCTGCCGAGACGGTGTTACCGGGCGGCTTTCCCCCTGCGTACCGGGCGACGTACTTGGGGATGAGCTTGGTGCAGACGGCGGACACGTTCGATCTCCTCGGTGAGGAAGCCCGCAGGCCGGGGCTTGGGGTAGAGGGGCTGACCCTCGGCGTCGTAAAGCCCGGTCCACTTGGGCTCCTCGGGGTACACGTCGAGGGCGTGCGCCGGGGGTCCTGTCCAGTCCTCGGTCACCGGGTCCTCGGCTTGGCCTTCATGAGGGCGGCGCCGGGTCCGCGCTGGAGGGCTTCCTCGGGGGCGAACCGGGGACCCGCCTCCTTGAACCACGCCTCGGGGATCAGCTTCTCGGCACAGGGGATGCCGTGCTTCGCGCAGAACTGCTCCACGGTGGTCTTGGAGCCGGGCGCAATGGGGGACTTGAGGCGGGAGAACACCATGCGGATGTCGAGGTCGGGGTACTGCTCGCGGACGAGGAGCATCTTCGCCCGGTCCTTCGCATCCCAGACCCCCTTGGTCTCCACGATGATGTTGTTCGGGAGGCGGAAGTCCGGGGTGTAGGTGTGGAAGGAGAGGGGCACGGTGTACCGCACCTTGAACTGCTCGTAGAAGACGGGGAGCCCATGCTTCTCGATGAGCGCCGCGTTCTTCTCCTCTAGGCCGGACCGGAAGCCGTACCTAAGCCCGGCCTCGCGGTTCCCCTTGTTGACCTTCTCCCACCACGGGCCGGGCTTACCGGGTACGCGGGCGGGGGGCACGGTGGCCGAGAGCCTCATCGTACAGGAGCTTGACCTCCTCGTGGTCGTCCGGGTCGCAGGCCAGCAGTCGGACCCGGAGGTCCTCCGCTTCGAGGGCCATCTTCTTGAGGTCCTTCTCCCACTCCTCCACCCGGAGCAGGGCGTGGGCGAGGTTGGAGAGGTTCCCCTTGCGGCCCGCCGCGCGTGTCTCCGCGAGGGCCTGTTCGATCTCAGTGGCGCTCATCGGCCTGCTTCTCCTTGAGGTGCTGCGAGATGGCGAGACCGTAGGCGTCGCCCATGTCACCTGACCTCGTGCCCCCGCATCCCGAGAGGAACACGAGGGCGAGGAACAGGATGCAGACACCCGCGATCAGCTTGTCGGCTGTCGAGATGCCCATGGTCAGTAGTCCCCGTCGCCGGAGAAGGACTGCGCGTCGCTGGCACCGCCCGCCACGTAGGCGTCATCGTCCTCGACCGCGCCGAAGGAGCCACCGCCAGCCGAACGCTCGGCCATCTTGATGACCTGCACAGCGGCGAAGTCGAGGCGGACGCCGACCTGCTTGGTGGAGACCATGGGGATGGGACGCATGGAGTACCGGATGCGACCCGTCGTGCCCCCGAAGATGGGGGTCTTGGGGTCCATGTCCTTGTCCTTGCTGTCCTTGCGGGCGATCTCGACCCGGACCTTCTCGCCGGTCTTGAGGGTCAACTCCGCGTTCTGCTTGAAGTCGAACACGATCTCGCCGGTCGGGGTCCCGTCGTCGTCCTCCAGCACCTCGTAGGGGTAGTAGACGGACCACTTCTTCTTCTCGCCGGGGGTGAGACCCTTCTCCTCCGCGTAGGCGTCGAAGGCGGCCTGACACTCGGCATCGACCTTCTCCTTGAGCGCCTCGGCGGGTGCCCCGGAGAGCTTGAGGCCGACCTTGTAGACGCCCGCCGAACCGGCAGGGGCGAACTTCGTGTCCGGCTTGTTGATCCACGGATGGACGAACGGGCCGGGAGGGGAGGTGAAATATTTACGGGCCATCTCGGCTCCTGTCTGTGTGCGTGGGAGGTGGTAGGCGTGGAATGGTAGTGCCGCCCCGCCGTGCTCTTGCGCCTAACATTCCCCGGAGGGCATAGGGCGTCGAACGTAGGCGGGGCGGCACGTCCTCCCGCTGCCCTCAAGCCTCCACGTTGGGAGAACCGGGGGCGAGGGCGGGGAGGAACTCAGTTAGAGCGGACGCAGTGGTACTGCCGCTTGAGTGGGTCAGCCCCCACGAAGTCCTTGCCAGCGGAGTGGCACATGTCCGAACTGTAGGTACGCGGCATGACCGTCACGGCGACGGGGTACTGGGGTGCGCTGGCGTGGTAGTTGAGGACGAGGACGAGGTAGAACCACTGCATCACAGAGCCCCGAAGTAGATCGACCCGTAGAGGGCGATGAGGCAGGCCACGGTGAGGGTCACCCCGTACCACCCAGCGTCGCACCTGATGGGGCGGGTCAGCCAGTTGCGCGGGGAGGGGGCGTGGGTGTGGGACTTGAGGTCCGTCGCCGGCTGGGCCATCCACCGGGTGATCGCTGCGTCCGTCTTGTCGGAGACGAGGTGCCACTGCATCACGAGATGCTCACGTTGGGGTCGCCCACCACCCGCAGACCCACGAAGTCCAGCAAGGACTGGACCGCCGAGTTGGTCCGGTGGAACTGCTCCACGTCCCGCATCAGGCGGCGGGCCATGACGTGGCACGCGAAGGGGTCCTGCTGGGTCCGCTGCATGGTGGCGGCGTAGAGGATGGCAATGCCGGCGACCATCTCCTCGGGCGGGAGGTCCTGCACTGCGGAGAGCGCGAGGTTCGCGGCGTCCACGGCGGCCATGCGGTTGACCATGGCGAGCCGGTCGCTGGAGAAGGGTCGCTGTGCCGCCTTGGTCTCGATGCGAGCCTGCGGGTCGAACGTTGCCATCGGGTGCTACTCCTTCGTGGGACCCAGCGCAGGCTGGGCGGCGTGGATGTTGTGGGCCTCGCAGATGTCCGCCACGAGAACCTTGTGGTCGAACCTCTCGTCCGGCGAGGCGCGGGTGCCCTTGGGTCGGGGCTTGAAGTCGATCTCCGGGCCGCCGAGGATGGACACCTCGCTGTGTGCTGCCCCGAGGCGGATGACCGTCCGTGCGGGTCTCTTCTTGCTTGGCATGGTGCTTGGTATCTCCCGTTGAGAACTAGGCAAGGGGCCGACCCCGAGTTAACGGAGCCGACCCCTTTAAGCCACCGGACCTTTCGTGTGACCCGCTGGAGCGCGGGCGGTCAGGGCTTACCATCTGCCGTTGGAGGATGAGGCGACAATGCGTCCCATCTCATATGGTAAGCGTATTAGACGAACCACCCAGAGAACCGCCCGGCGAGATGCCGGGTCCCCTACGCGAAGAAGTAGTCCGAGGAGAGCACGCCCTCGATGTCGAGGTCCCCCATGTCGAGGGGCTGGGGCAACTCCTCGTCCGCCTTCTGCATCGCGTCGCCGGGGTCCATCCCCTCCGCCACCAGCAGGCCGATCATGACGCTGGCACAGGCTTGTCGGAAGTCGCCCAGCACGTCCGTCTTGTGGAGTTCCACGAACGCCTCACGCAAGGCCAGCGAGAGGGTGCCCATGTTCCCCGCGTGGGTCCCGTAGGCGTCGTGGATGGCGGTGAACGCGGTGACCCCACGGTCGCGGCACAGGAGGATGCACTTGCGGAGGGCGTCGGCGTCGAGGGAGTGCACAAAGTTGGGCGCGATGCCCTTCAACTGGGCGTACCGGTCGAGGTCCTTGGTGGTCGAGGAGACCTTGATCTGCACGGTCCGACCGTCGAGCTTGGTCTTGAGTTGCTTCCCTGCCTCCTTGCCGTAGAAGTGCCGGACCACGAAGCCGGTGGGGGTCACCCAGTAGATGGGCTGGTCGCCTCGGGCGGCACACGCGGCGCAGTCCCGGAGCCACTTCATGACCTTCACCGCGCCGGGGACCTTTTCCCCCACGAGGCTCCACATGTGCTTCGCGAGGAAGCCGATGCGCCTGCCCCGCACGAGGTACCCCTCCTCGTCCGCGTCGTCCTCCTCCTCCAGTTCCTCGGGGTGGTACTCCTCCAGCCACTCCCGCACGTAGGTGAGGAAGCTGTCCATCGTGCCGCCGTAGGGGAGCACCATGACCTGTCGCTTGGTGAGGGACCGGGGGAGCTTGCGCTGGCAGAGGTCCAGCCAGTACGTCGCCTTCTCGCCCTCCTCCCCGCCACCCGCCTCGATCCGCTCAAGGACCGATTGCAGGTGGGTCGCCACGAACTGGTAGATGTCCTGCGGCTCGGCGCCGGGCACGAGGTTGACGTACTGCCCAGCCACCTTGTCGCGGGTCATGGCGGAGAGGTGCTGGATGCCGTTGCACGTACCGTCAACGCTCACCGGCAGGCAGGACAGCATGCCCTCCCCCTCGTCCAGCCACCGGACCCACTCAAGGCAGGCCGCCAGCGCTTGGAACGGCTTGTCCGACTGCTGCCAGCGGAGGTCCCCGGTCGGGTCGGCGGCGATCTCCCGGAACATCGCCTCGTTGTCCCACACCCATTGGATGCGGCGGGTGAAGTCCCACTTGTCGTTCCCCCAGACGGACGCGAGGTGGATCGCCAGCCACAGGTCCCCTTGGTTCTCCGTGGTCACCGGGAACGGCTCCGCGAAGGTCAGGAGGCCCCGCGCGAGGTCGTCACCCTGCGGCTGGAGGCCGGTCGGGATGGGGTACATGCGGCCCCGGAAGTCGAGCATGTGGGGGAAGTAGAACGGGTGGCCGTGCTCCGCGTACTCGATGGCGGTGGAGAGGGTCCGGTCCACGGCGGCCACGAGGGACACCTGCTTGACCCGCTTCTTGTAGACCCGCGCCATCGCCTTCTTGTGCTGCTTCAACGCCTTCCCTTCGAGGTCCTCCGACCCCACAGGCATCGGGATTTCCCCTTGGTAAGGCAGGCCGGCAGTCCCGGTGTCCGCCAGCCACAGGGCCTCGGCCACGGCGAGCACCTCCGCGTTCACCTTCCACGGCACCTCCTGCACCACGTGGAGCGCCTCGTAGACGAGGGGCATCGAGAGGGCCTCGTACTCGTCCGCCGCAGCCTCCTTCTGGTCCGCCTGCGACGCCTTGAACCGGATGAGCCGGGGCGTGTTCACTTGGTGGGTCCAGTAGCCGCCACGCCGCGTCCCCACCCAGCGCTGGGGCGGGAGGACGGTGGGCATGAAGACTGGGGACAGGAGGCCCTGCCGGTCGATGCCCTTGGCGATGAAGTCGATGAGGCCCCGCTTGGGGAGGAGCGTGAGGGCCGGGGTCGATGCCTTGCCCTTGCGGTACACGTGGCTGGGGTTGTCGCCCAGTGTGAACCACGCGGTCGCCCGGATGATGGCGTCGAGCAGGGCCACGCCCACCCGGAAGTGCACCTCATCGGACCACGCGGCCCACTCCATGTCCACCTGCCCGGTGGCGAGGAGGTAGTGCGAGCGGTTGATGTTGGCCCGGAGCCGGTGCTCGGCGGTGGACTTCTCCCGCTCCTGATCCCGCGCGATGGCCCGCATGAGCTTGGGGTTCGCCTTCTCCATGGCGCGGAGCTTCAACTCGTACTCGACCTTGCGCCCGATGGAGCAGGCCATGGACCCCGCGCTGGTCCTCTCGATGGTCACGCTGTCGAGGACCTCCCGCACCGCGATGAAGGCGGCGAGGTCGGCGTCGATCTCCTTGAGGTGGGCGTAGGCGACTGGCATGGGGCCGGTCTGCCTGCGGCACGCGGAGCGCCAGTCCTTGAACGTGTCAGCGACCGGGGTGATCCAGTCGGTCACGAGGTGCCGCACCGGGGCGAGGCGGGTCATCGACCGCTTGCCTCTGGCCTCGGTCTCGATGTCCGCCATGCGCTTGACCCCCTGCTCCCGCATGAGACCCTCCAGCCGGACTTGCAGCGGCCACAGAGGGTGGTCTTCCGGGCTCACGAGGCCGAGGTTGGCGATCAGCGGAAGGGCGGTCTCCGCGTCGAACGGCAGGTTGGGGTCGTGCAGCATCTTGGCGATCTCCCGGTCGCAGGGGCCTACAAAACGGAAAACCCCCCGGCACTGGGCCGAGGGGCGGGGTCGTGGGGCTGGCGCCGCTGGGTCAGGCCGCCTTCGGAGCCTCGGGGTGCATGAGGAAGAGCGACATGCCGGCCTCCGTGTAGCCCTCCTCGGTGCCGAGGCGCGGGACCATGATGATGGTGAAGCCCTTGCGACCCTCGGCGTCCTTCTTCTGCCAGTCGTTGAACTGGTCGCGGAGCTTGGTCTTGACGTAGGCGATGGTCACCTTGTCGGCGGCGACCTCGCGGCCCCCATCCGCCTTGGCGCCGGTCCAGAACGCCGTGGGGACGAACATCTCGGCGCGGTCGGCCATGTCCGAGAAGTGGTCCTTGAAGGGGAGGGCGTTGGGGTTCGGGGCCTTCGGGATGTCCGTGGGGATGGCGACGCCCGTGCGGATGGCGAAGTTGAACTTGCCCACGGTGAACTGCTTGGGGGCGGCGGCGACGGGGGCGGTGGTCTCGGCGGCGGTCTTGGTGGCCATGGTGGCATCTCCTGCTGGGTGATGGTCGAGGGGTGGTCCGGGGCGGGTTCTCCCCGCTGGGTGTGGCTTAGAGCACATCTCCCTGTGCCTGTCAAGCCCCCTACCCGTCGAAGGTCCTCTCGTACCTCTTGGTCAGCCCCGTGAGGTCGCACCGGGTGACGCGGACGAGGACCACCTTGCCCTCCCGCCAGATGACCCACGTGCGGAGCGTCACCTCGGACTGCGTCCTAGTCACTTGACCCATCGACGCATCTCCTCTGCCTGATACCCGCCGACCAGCTTGAGGTAGCCCATGGTCGTCTCGACGTTCTCGTGCCGCAGGTAGTCCCGCACCATGTCGATGGGCATGCCGAGGTCAATGTGCAGGTGCCGGGCGGCGTTGCGGCGCAGGGCCTTGAGCGTGGCCGTGGGGATGTCCGTGGCCCCGATGTAGGCCCGGCAGTGCGACCACCACGCCTCCAGTTGATCGTAGGCCAGCGGCTTGCAGGTCCTCGGGTCGTAGAACACGGAGCCGGGGCCGCGAGGGATGACCCGCAGGGCCGCACACGCCTCCGAGGACAGCGGGAGGGTGGCCTGCGCCGCGTCCGTCTTGGTGCCGGGCACCGTGAGCGACCACGAGCCTCCCACCGGGGCGATGATGTGCCCCCACGTCAGCCGCAAGCTCTCCTCGACCCGCAGCCCGGTGTGCACGGCCCAGAGCACGTACCCCAGCATCATCCGGTTCTCGCCCTGCGTGGGGAGCACCTTGCCCCCCGAGAGGCCGAGCGTGAGGGTGCTCTGGGAGGTGGGGTTCAGCCACCACTTCAAGCCCCCGAGCTTGGACTTCTTCGGGCGGCACCCGGTGACGTTGACCCCCAGCCGTGACAGGCAGTTGAGGCGCTTGGTGATGGTCGCTGGGGATAGGCCCTCGGCGTACCACAGGGTGGTGACCTCCCGGATGCGGTCCGGCGTGACCTGATCGGCCCGGAGTTCGGCGCCGAGCGTCCACCCCCGCGTGATGTGGAGGTACGAGATGGCCTGCTCCGCCTGTGACAGGAGGCACTTGCCCGAGGCCCGCTTGGACCAGTCGGTGTCCCAGACGTGCCGGAGTTCTTCTGTGAGTGTGCGCTGGGTCACAGAGTGCCTCCCGGAACGAAGACCATGGAGCCCAGACGGACGCGGACCACCTTGGGTACCGGGGTGCCCTCCGGGAAGTGGGTCGCGATGAACTCCCGAACCATGACGGACGCTTGGAGGGTCGCCGCCTGCTCGGTGGCCTGCTCGGTGTCCAGCTTCTCGACCATCATGGTGGGCGTGAACAGGCGGAACGGCTTGCGGTCATCGTACTCGACCTCTGCCACGTAGCTACAGATGGTTGCCATAGGTGTCTCCCAGACAGGGGACGGGGTGTCCCTACCTAAAGCAAAAACCCCCCGGCATCGCTGCCGAGGGGTCCCGTAGTGTGGCCGTGTGGAGGCCGATCAGCCGGTGGCGTGGGTCCGTTCGAACTCCTCGCGCTGGGCGTCCTGATAGGCCGTGATCTCCTCCGCCGTGCGCTGGACATCGAGGTTGATCTCGTACTCGGCCAGCACGCGGCCCGACACCTGCATGTCCTCGGTGCCGATCTGGTCCGGGCGGGTGATGCCGACCGCCGCCGCGACGATCTCCATGCGGAACTCCATGTCCGCCGTCTGGCCGCCCTCCACGATCTCGCCCAGTTCGTCCACGGTCATCCACGCGAGGTCCTCGAAGGCGATGGCCTCCGCGCCAGCCTGCGCCGGGGTGTACGCGGAGCCGAGGCGCGAGGAGTAGAACTGGTGACGCTCCGCCAGTTCGGCCTGCACCAGACCCTCGGCCCACTCGGGGCGTTCGTCGTTCGGCTGGGTGATGCGGCCCGTGAGGCTGTCGATCAGGAGAACGCCCTCCGCGTCGCGCTTGTGGACCATCGTGGTGGAGCCGTTGCCGTGGAACGCGGAGGTCTGGGGCATGGCGTGGGCGAGGCCCGAGGCAGACGCGAGGGCGACGGCGGCGAGCAGGTAGCTTTTACGCAGGGTCATGGGTGTATCCTTTGTGCTAGGCGGGCCGGTACCATGGGTGCTCGCATAGTGACGGAAAGCCGGGCCGCCAAGCCCTTGCCGTCGCGAGTAGGGACCCGAGAAACTCGGGAACAGGACGGCCCCTACAGTAAGCGGGGCCGAAAGTCAAATGGGTGTGAAAGTCCCAAAGGATAGACGCCGAGCCGTTGAGCCCAGCGTCTAGGTCTTTGGGGCTACCAGTAACGCTCCTCGTCCTCGCGGCGTCGCTCATAGTCCCGCACCGCGATGAGGTGGTGGGTGACCAGCCCGGCGAACAGGGTCATGGCGGTGCCCAGTGCGACCCCCGCCGTCACCTCCGGCCCCAGCCCAGCGACCGTCACGCCGCCGACAAACCGGGCCGCCTCATAGGACCCCCAGCCGACCAGCCCAGCGCACCCCAGCCACACCGAGCCGGCCACAAAGAGCAGCGTCTTGTCTCGGCGGGTCAGACCTGTTTGCGTGTTCATCGCCCTGTCTCCTCCTTCAAAATGTGGAACCGTTGGCCCGATGTCTTGACCCGTTGAATGGCCAGCCAGCAGAGCCGTTGCGAGGTGAACCGGTGGCCCTCCGCCTTGTCCGGCGAGAGGGTGCCCGATTGGGTCAGGTACCGCTTGTGCGACCCGTTCACGAGGACGCCGATGTGGCGAACGTTTCGGCTCATGACCGGGTGCTTTCCACGAGCCGATCCGCCGCAGCGGCCATGCGGGTCAACTCCTCAATTGCCGTCTTGCGGCCCTGCGCGTCGCCATTCTCGATGAGGGTCACGAGGAGCGGGACGAGCCCCACCCACGTGGGTGTGAGGTCGATGAACCGGGCCTTGGGCGGGGCCACGGCGTTGTCTGTGATGCCTAGCTTGATGGTCATGGTGTCACGTCTCCCAACGTGTGAAGCGAGGGATGGCCCCTCCCGGTGGCCCAGCCGCAATGCGACCGGGACACGAGGTGAGGTCAGCCCTGCCCCTTGCGGTACGGTGCCGGCAGTGACTTGCCCAGTGGGAAGTAATCGACGTGAAGGGGCCGACACGCGAAGTCCTCTGCCCCGGTCCGGCCCTGATGCAACCGGCCATCCTGCCGGACGGCGAACGTGGTGCATGACAGCCAGTCCGCATCCGTGCGGTAGTGTGGCGCGTAGTAGGTCCCGTCCGCCCTCTGGACCGTGGCCCAGAACGGGACGTGCTCCATGGTGAACCGGTGGGTGTAGGCTTGGAGCACCTCCGCGCGGTCCGCAGGGTGGAGCAGGCTTCCCAGTGTGCGACGTGTGGTCATGGCTTCATGTCTCCCAACATGGTGCGAGGGATTGGCCCCTCCCCATAGACCCCAGCGTGAGCCGGGGCCATGAGGTGACGCCGCGTCCCCTAGCCGATGCTGATGGCATACCCACCGCAGCTATCAGGCTCGCCATTGCGTGTGCCGTGAGGTTCGGGCGTGCCGTTAGGCCACAGGGCGAGGCCGAGGCTGTAGCCGATTTGGAACGACTTGCTGTAGCCGTAGCCGCTCATGACGATGCCGTCCGTCTTGGGGCTCACCTTAAAGCCGACGAACTCCGCCACCTGCCGTGTGATGTCCCGGACGTAGGGCTGGCCCGTCTCACTGAGTGCCGCGACAAAGAGCCGGAAGTGCACCACCCCGCCGCTTGCGGACCTGTGGCAATCAACGGCCTTGATGGTGGTCTTAGGCTTGATGAACTCCCGCAGCTTGTCGCCACGATAGGCCCGCAGTGCGGCCACCCCGTCTTTCCCATAGAGTGCCACGCAACGCCCCTTGGCGATGCTGTCATCCCACAGCCCCCGGTCATTCGTGTGGGTCTCACCATCCGGGAATTGCACGGCAGTGATGCGCTTGGATTTGGTCATGATGTGTCTCCCAACACGATGCGAGGGTTGGCCCCTCCCGATGCCCCGACACTAGGCCGGGACATGAGGTGGCGTCAAGCAGGCTGCACGAACCATGACATAAGGCGCTTGCGTGATACAAAGCGGTCAGCCTCGTGGCTGCTGCTCTTGCGGGCAATTCTCTCAGCATCCGCCTTTGTGGTGCACGAGCAGTGCCCCACCACGCAAACGGTCTTGCCGCTGTTCATTGCGAGCAGGGTGATGCCGTTGACATACGCGCCCTCTACTGCACCGTAGTCAGCCTTTGCGGGGTCTAGTGCTGTCCAGCCGATGTCCGGGTTGCGGGTGCTCATGATGTCAGACCCCCAGTGCGAGGCGGTTGCGGGTGGCGTCAGCCGACAGGGTGATGTGCTTCCCGGTGGCCGTGGTGATGGTGATGGTGAGCGGTTGCATGGTGTCACGTCTCCCAACGTGGTTGCGAAGTGCCGGTTGGCCCTCCCAGATGCCGGACTATGTGCCCGGCATGAGGTAGCGTCAAGCAGGGAACTTGTAGGGCTGTAGATACAGGGTCGTGAGGTACTTGCCCCGCGTGCTGTAGAGGGTGCACGTGGCCGGCTTCGTGGGGTCCGCTCCGGGCTCGTCCGTGAACCAAACGGCTCCCCTACGGTCCCACGCCTTACGCCAGTAGTGGGGCAGACACTCGCGGACTGCGGCATAGTCCGGTTCGACCATCCCGTGATCCGTGAACCAGTGGCACGCCCTCCCGGCTCCCATGTGAGGGACGGCGCGGACCGGACCCTTTGCACACGTGGGGTGACCGGAACCGGAGTGGAGCACCGTGTAGAGCACAACCTGCTTTGCCATGGTGTCAGACCCCCAGAGCGTTGGCGACGGCGCGGCACCCGATGGCCCGGACACGAGCCCTGCGCCACGTACCCCGCATGGCCCCCACGTGCATCCTGTACGTGTGAACGTTCCCGTCCCGCGCCCTCCCAGCCTGTACCGCGAGGATGCCATAGGCGAGCATGCGGAGGACATCGCGCGGCGAGAGGTGGCCGGTGCAAGTGCACTGGGCAGTGAGGGTCAGCATTTTCCAAGTGGTCAGCATGGTGTCACGTCTCCCAACGTGTGGTGCGAGGGATGGCCCCTCCCGGTGACCCTGCCTTGCGACAGGGCCACGAGGTGGGGTCACGCCGTGGCGTAGGACGCCATGCGAAGGCGGGTGCGGGCACGGGCCATCGGGTGCCCAGAGGAGTGCTCCAGCGTGGTCCCGTTCATCTCCGCGTCGTAGATGGTGACCACCCACTGACCCACCATGTGGCGGGGGCTGGGATACGCCACCTTGTTGAACCGGGTGACCCGCGCCGCGTGCGCCACAATGCGCCCGGTCTCCACGTCACCCTCGTGCATGTCGAGATAGAGTGCATCCGTGGGGATGTCGGCGGACTTCGCGTTGATGCTGATGAATGTCATGGCGTGGTCTCCTCGCGGCCCCCGTGGCCGGTGACCCCTTATCCTCCCGTGTTCATCCTCCTGTCAAGCCCCCAGCCGAAACACCAGGTCGAGTGCACAACCGTTCACCAGGTAGCGTGCATCCTCATTGAGCATCACCCCACGAACCACCTCGCGTCCCGCCTCGCGGCGGACTGTGACCCCCTCCCACCTCTGCTAGTACGCAAAGTGACCGACTTGCGGACCACTGATGGTATCAGACAGGTGAGGGTGCACCATCCCAGCCCCCACCCCATGTCCGCCTCGTGTCATGTCCTCCGGTAAGGACATGAGGTGCGAGCAACGCCAAGGGGTTAGCGGCTGGGGTGGGTCGCTAGGTGGGACGCGAGGTGGTACGCAGGGTGAACGAGGCGCGAACGTACCGGGAAACGCGGGGTGGCACGGGGGGAAACGCTGATCCGGTGGTACGTGGGGTGGGGGACGCATGGTGTACCCTGCTTAGTCGGGGACCTCCTCCCTCCCTACTCATCGGGGACGGCCAAGTCGGTCACTTCGCGCACAGTGGTGGTCGGCTATTAGTAGCGACTGGGGGTCTCTATCCATATGGTAAGCCTATTAGAAGAAATAGCTCAACGATTTCACGAAAAGCCAATCCTTCCAGTCACTTAAAGCGCCTCCGCATGGCCTGAGCCGCCTGAACCACCCTCTCCGGGTACTTCACCATGAACCCCGAGCCCGCCTCCAGCCCGTCCCACGGGATCAGGTGGGAGTGGACGTGAAGGGACCCGAGGTGCTCGGGGGAGGGGGAGTTCGTGCGGAGAGAGAGCAGGGTCTTCACCAGCACATCGTCAAACACCCAGTCCGAGAGGATGGGGTCGTCCTCCACGTAGTAGTGGTAGGAGGCCAAGAGGAAGTGCGGGATGGCCATGACGGGCTTGCGCCGCACCAAGGCCACCACGTAGGTGTCCGCCTTCGGGTTAGACACGGCGAGGGGTAGGCCGCATGGAGGTCGGACGGTTACTCGGAGGAGGACCCTCATCGTCCCAGTCCGCTCCCAGTATCCGCCTAAGCTCGGCCTCTGCGGCATCCTCCTCCACCGCCCTCGCCACCATCTCGGGGTCCACCCCAAGTAGGTCCGCGAAGGTACCGCACGCACCCGCAAGGCTGTCCAGCCGGTCGTCCTTGTAGAGGCTGTCCTTGTCGCGGGTCAGGCGGGTGTACTGGTGGAACAGCATGTACCGGTGCCGGCCATCCTCGCCGTCTATCTTCTCGACGGACTTGATGTCCTCCTCCACCACGGCGCGGTCCACCACGAGGCGGTGCTGCTGGGTGACAGGCTCCATGGTCCCAAGGATGCGCTTCTCCTTGTTCATCTGGTTGGACGCCTTGGTCTCGGTGATGGTCGTGCCACCGATGTCATCCCCCCGCTTGCCCTTGTTCGCCTTGGCCCAGTGACGGGACAGGACGGGGCGCAGGAGGGAGGAGAACATGCCATCCCCGAAGTTCTCTTCGACCCACAACTCCATGACCCGGTACCTCACGCAGGCCGCGCAGATGGCGTCAAGCGTGGCCGGCCCGTACCCGTCGAGGGAGGACCAGCGGTAGAGCAGGAAGAGGGTGCCGTGGAGTTCGGCAAGGATGGTGAGGGCAGTCTCATCGGACCCCCGCCCCGAGTTGTCCACCCACCCGATGATGGAGTTGTACGGCGCGTAGGAGGCACCCTCGGGGATGATTGGCTTGTGCCAGAAGTCGCCGTCATGGCCCACCGAGGGTAGGTCCGTGAGGCGGTACTCGCTGTCGTTCGTCCACACCACCTGTGTCGGACCCTTGCGTGGGTCGAGGGACATGGTCATGAGGTCCCGGAGCTTGAGGGGGAACTTGTCCCGGTCCGAGAGGGTCGTGTCCAGCATGAACTGGAGGGCGTACTCGGAGGCACCCAGCGAGAGGCGACGCTCCGCGAGGTCCTTCTCCGTGAAGCGGTTCGGCATGGTGGACTTGCCGACCAGCGCTGGGTCCCGCTTGACGAGGTTGAGGATGTAGGGAGCCAGCTTGTTGCCGTACCCCTTGACCTGCACCTTGTTGGGGAAGTGGGCGGGCCAGATGCGGGCCGTGTACCCCCGCTTCTCGACCAACACCGAGTAGAGGCTGTCCTCATCGTGCGGCGTGCCGAGGTACTTGATGACACCCCCCGGCACGAGCACGCTGTCGAACTCCTTGACGGCCTCGCGGATGGCTTCTCGACCGGTGACGGTGCGGGAGTTCTGCTGGGTCTCCACGTCGTCCGGGATGATGCACGTGCCACGGAAGCCGACGATCTGACCCCCGATGCCGAGGGCGTGGAAGGAGGGCGACTGGGCAGGCCGGCAGTTACCCACGTCGAACGCGCGGGACGACGCCCGGTCCGACCGCTTGGGCCGCATGGGCGCCAACTCGGGCATCTGCATGATGAGATTGAGGCACCAGTTCGTGGTAGCCTGCGCTCGGATCAGCGACCCGGACACCACGAGGACCTTCTCCTCCGGGTCACAGTACAGCCGCCACAGCGCGTAGGCCCCGGTGATCCACGACTTGGAGAACCCCCGGAAGGCCATGATGACCGATCGGCTCGGCCCGTACTGGAGCCAGTAGGCCATGTCCAGTTGGATGGGGCTCGGATCGACCTTGAGCAGGAACCGCCAGATGAGCGTGAGGAAGTTGCGGAAGTCCGCCTTGAGGGGGTCCCGTACCAGCACGTGCGGGGCACTGCTCTGGACGGCCACAGGAGCCCGCTGGGCGGCCTCGGCCTTGATGTCCGCTACATCGGTAGCTGCGGGGTCCCTGCGGGCCTGTACGGCGGCCCTGTCGATGATCTGCTGCGGGTTGCGGCCCACAGGCTCCTTGACGGTGACCATCAGTCGGCGGCCACCGCCAACTTGACGCGGATCACCTCGACCTCGTCCCCGACCGGACACAGGCCGTTGTTGATGGAGTTCGACACGTCGCCCCGCCGAGTGTACGTGCGGGCCAACTGGAGGTCGGTGACCCACTCAACCCGCCACCGGGTCCGGCCCTTGAGGAACGCGCCGTCCTTCTTGCGCTGGATGACGTAAAGCATGCTCTCTCCCGAAACGTTAAGCGGCCCCCGGCAGGACTATCCCGCCGAGGACCAGAGGTGTCACTTGTGCTCGTAGTCTTCCACGTCCGGGTAGGTCGGGAAGTCGCGCGGGACATCGACGCCGGGGGACTGTCCCTCGGGCGGTACGCCCAGCGTCATGCCGTTGTCGCGCAGCAGGTTCCGCAGGATGGCCATCTCCTGATGGGTCGCGGTGCCGGCCACGATCTTGGCGGTGAGGACCTTGAGCAGGGCCGCATGCCCCGCCCGGATGACATCCTCCACCCGCATGTTGTCCATGCGCCGGAGTTCCTCCTTGTGGTCCTCCCCGCCGCCGTCCTCCTCGTCCGCCACGTGTCTTAGGCGTCGATGACGGCGGCGGTGTTGTAGCGCAGGTAGCCCGCCAGAGCGCCACCGCCGTTGAAGGCCGCCGAGGGGACGATGGAGATGCGGTCGCCCTTGACGAAGATGTTGGTGACGCTCGGCTTGGTCGGGGTGTCCTCCGCGACGACATCGCCCTTGGCCGCAGCGTCCGCCACGGTGTTGGACAGGCCGACAACCGCGACGCCGTTGATGTTCACCGTGACGACGCCGCCCGTGACGATGGCCGTCTGGACGATGGTGGCGAGACCCTCGATGCTGCCGTTCTCGGCGGCGATGAACTCGATGGCGGTACCCGCCGCAAGCTCGGTGGCCGGGATGATCCAGTCGATGATGCGCTTCTGGCCGATGGAGATTGCCATGTGTGATGTGTTCCTTGTGAATGGGGTCACTTGAAGTAGTTCAGCAGTCCGACCCCAATGGTGACTGCCGAGACGACGGCGCCGAAGACCCACACCCAGACGTTCTTGGAGGAACTGCCCGATGCGATGACCCCAGCGAGGGTGAGTTCAAGGGAGCGGAGGCGGACCTCGTGGTCCATGTGGGACCGCCTGTCGTCTTCCCGTGCGTCTACGAGGGCGTCAACCTTGGTGCCGATGACGCCCAGCTTGTTGTCGATCTCCGCGACCTTCTCATAGCCGAGGATGATGTTCCGCTTGGACCCAAGCTCCTCAGGGTCAGCCACGGCGGAACCAGAACCCGCCGATCCACTGCAAGGTGATGCAGCCGGCGGAGGCCAGAGTGAAGTCCGCCCCGAGGATCATCCGGTCCGCAGCGATGGAGCCCGCATCGTTGTTCTTGAGGGTCCACGTGGTCCCGCCGACATTGATGAGGGTGATCGCCTGACCGTCCACCATGGTCCCCGAGAAGAGGCCCGTGATGGTGATGGCACCGGAGGCGGAGACGCACACCGTGGACACATCGGACAGGACGAAGTCCGCCGTCACCGGGTGGTAGTCGTTAATGGTGCCGGTGGTCAGCGCCGGGGCCATCATGTAGCTGTACAGGACGCCGCCCCTGATCTCGGTGCGAGCAGCCTTGCCGTTGATGGTCCCGAAGATGTCCCCGGACAGGGGCCACTGGGTGCCGTAGCACTGGATCGTTGCCAGCACGCCGTCGATGAAGAACTGGCGCCCCGTGGCCGTGAAGCCCGCAGGGTTGAACGCCCCACCGACCGGACGTACCGCCGTGAGGATCACCTCGCCGTTGAGCACGTAGATCGCCGCGATGTTGAACGTGACGTTGGCTTGGAGGAACGTGATGGACACCACCCCGTTCGCCGCGTCGTTCGTGATGCGGAACCGCCCCAAGTGCGAGGTCTGGATGTGGGACCCCGCGCCGCCGTAGATAAGGTTGGTCAGGAAGGCGTCCGCCTGTCCGCCCTGCGTCGCCCACACGTGGGTGCCGTTGACGGCCTCCACCCCGTAGAACTTGATGTTGGAGTACCGCAGGATGCCGTTGTAGATGGACACGAGGCCGTTGCCGACGTTGTGACCCACCCGGATGCCCCGCACGTGGACCCTCGCCCCGTAGGCCACCGAGAGGTTCATGCTGTCGGTCGCGGGGTTGAACGAGGCGACGCCCCACGTGCTCTGGTCCCCGGACGAGTAGGTGTCACCCTCGACGTAGACCCACGGGCAGTTGTCGATCTCGCCCTTGAGCCACCCCGGAACGTTGAGCGTGCCGCGCACCTTGATGGTCAGCGAGAAGCCCCGCATGTCCAGCAGCGACTTGATCCGCTCGTAGGCGTACTCGATGGTGGCGTAGGGTGCCACCGTTGTGCCGGGGTTGAGGTTGCTGCCAGCCGCCGCCACGAACACCTCGACATCCGCCGTGGCCGGCATGCGGACCAGACCCGTGGCCATCGCCCGGAAGGACACCGAGCCGGCCTTGTAGTTCTCCTCCTCGATGCTGTTGACCTTGAGTTCCAGCGAGCCGACCGTATCGGGGCCGGTCTGGGCGATGTCCACCTGATTGGGTGCGAAGCCCACGGGTCGCCGCAACTCATCGAAGTACAGGAGCTTGGAGACCAGCTCGGCGTAGGGCGGGAGGTCCCCGACGCTTTCGCCAAGGGGGACCCGGAGTGACCGGGTGTCCAGCACCGTGTCCAACTGCTCCTGCGTGATGTAGAGAAGCTGGAGGACCTCCGTGTTGAGGTTCTGGGAGGTGATGTTCCCGGTCGAGAAGACGACTGCGGGGGCCGACCTCGGGGTGGTGCGCCGCACCTCCTTGCTGAGACCGGTGGCGGGTACCGCGTCGAGCACGATCTCCCCGTCATTGAGCCACGTGTAGTCGCTGCTCGGGATGGTGACACCGCCAATCATGACGGCGACGTGCTGTCGGGACAGGAACGGGAACGGGACGAGCACCTGAGCGCTCACCCCGTCCGTCGAGCCCAACTGGTAGCTGTAGGGCAGTTGCGTGCTTCCTTCTGCTGTTACTGTCGATTGCCGAGGATGCCGCCGAGGTCTACCCCGAGCGATGCCCCCAGTTCCTCCACCTGCCGACGCTCGGCTGGCTTCACCGCCCCGGTCTCCTTACCACGCTGGGTGGCGTAGGCGTCCGCGACGGCCTGTTCACGGGCGAGGAGGGCCTCACGCACGTTCTTGTCGGCCCGCAACTGTTGGAAGGCTGCGTCCCGGTAGTTGGAGATGGTCCCGGCGATCATAGCCTGCTTGGTGCCCTTGACCTCGGCGGCCCCATCGGGTGCCACCTTGTAAGCCTCGGTCGCCATGATCTCCCCCACCACCTGCTTGAGGCGGGGCGCCCCCTCTCCCGGCTGGGCGGAAAGCTCCACCATCCGGTCGTAGGCGTTGCGTCCATCCTCCATGACGATGTCCCGGAGGTCGGCACCGTTGCGGACCGGAGGTACCGGCCCGATGACCATGCCGCTGTCCTCGACCATGCGTCGCACCTCGGCGTCCACCTCATCGGCAGGCGTCGAGACCCACAGCCCCTTGTAGGTGGACCGGGGGTCGCCCCACACGTCCCGCTTCGGAGGGATCGTCTCCGAGAGGCCGGGGATGGTAGCGATGAACTTGTCGGTGAAGTCCCTCGCGTCCCGCATGTAGGGGTCTTGGTTGAACTGCCGCAGGTTGGACGCGAAGGGGATGAAGTTGCTGGCCATCGTGCCCGCCGTCTTCCCCATGTTCCGGTCCGGGTCCATGATCGCGTCCATCGCTTGGTTGATGGACATGAGGTACGTCTTGTTGCCGAACTGCTTGGCGAGGCTCACGAGAGCGCCGGTCATGACAGTCTGAGCCCGGTCGGCCACCGTCTCGTCATCGGGGTCCACCGCGTGGAGGGCCGCGACGATGTCAGCGATGATGCCGAAGGGCATGGCGATAGGGTCATACCTGCCGTAGGGCACGTACGTCTTCTCGCCGTTGGGGCCGGTGCGGACGAACGAGTAGGGCTGCCACCCAGTCGAGAGCAGCAGGTCCCGCTCGGCCCGGTCCGTAGGTCCGCCGCCCGTCATCATCCCGGAGTGGGCGAGGTGGGCTGCGGTCCCCATGAACAGGGCACCCATGGACATCTGCCCCACGGCCTGCGCCTGCATCTCGGGACCCATCGACCCGCTAATCATCGCCCGGTACTCCGTCTGGAGCACGTTGAGGCCCGGCGTCATCTTGATCCCCATACGCAAGACATTGGTGGGGGTGCGGACGAACGGCAGGATGAAACGTGACCACGGCTGGGCTGCGGTGAAGTTGGCGACCGACCGCCCGATGGTCCCCGGCAGAAGCTCCTGCTGGAACGTGGAGACCATCGCCTCTTGGAGTGCCCGAGTGTCGAGAGCGCGGCCCTCGTCATCGAAGCTGTCCATCAGGGCCTTCTTGACGTAGTCCGTGAGGTCCTGCCCCTTGAGGCCCTGCTCGGCGCCGTCAACGAACGCCATGCTCTGGACCTTGGAGCGGTAGACCGTCTGCTTGACCAACTCGTCCACCGTGCCGAGGAGCCGGGTGGGCTGACCGATGGCCTTGGCCCCGAAGGCGAGGGCGTTGTGGAGGATGTTCCCCACGCTGTCCATCTCCTTCCACGGCATCTCCGCGATGGCCTTGCCCGTGCTGCCGCCCATGTTCACCGCCTCGTTGGCGTTGTGGGGGGACATCACGCTGTCGCCGGACTTGTACGTCTGGACCGCCGCCGTCCACGCATCGTGCAGGGAGGCGCCCATGTAGTGGTACTGCTTGAAGTTCTCCGCCCGGATGCGCTGCCCGGCCTCCGCCCCGGTGGCGAAGGACCCGATGATCCGCTCCATGGGCCGACCCCCGACCATGTACAGGTTGGTGGTCATGTTGACGAAGTGGGTCCGCCAGCCCCAGAGCAGGTTGTTCACGTAGAGGAACTGGGCGCCGTCCCGGATGCGGGCCACCATGCCGGGGCCGAGGGCCTTGGACATAGCGGCAGGGTCGCCACCGGACGCAACGATCAGCTTGGCCAACTGCGCGGGGTCGATCTCGTTGTACCGCGCGAGGTCCTCCGGCTTGAGGACGAAGTCGCTCCGGGCACGCCGCATGGCCCGCGCCGAGTTGGACAGGATGGACTTGGCGTTCCCCAGATAGGTGGCGGTCACGGAGGCCATGTCCTTGAGCGCCTGCTCCGCCGCGTCCTTCGACCCGCCCCACGCCGTGAAGTCCCCAGCGTCGATACGGGCGGCCATGGTCCACAGGTCCGAGGACGCGCGGGAGGCGACCCCGAAGGCGGCCTCCATGTTGGCGACCATGGTGCTCGCCGCCTCGCCTGCCCGGATGATCTCCCCGGTGACAGCCGCAGGGTCCACGTTGAAGGCGCGGGTCATGGCGCGGACGGAGCGGTCCACCGTGGCGTCAGACAGAACGTCTCCGCCCTTGATGGCGTCCAGTTCCAACTTGCGGCTCTCCGCGAGGCGGCCCAGCAGCATGTCGGCGGCGTTGGGCTCACCCTCCACGAGCTTCTGCCACGGCATCTTCTCCTTCGAGAACACGTGGCCCGCCTTGAGGGCGTCCTCGTAGGACCCGAACGTGGAGATGGCCATGGCGTCGTCCCGCGAGGCGGTGAGCAGCCGGGGCATGTCGATGTCGTTCACCTCCACGAGGTCCGGGACCTTGGGTGCCGACTGGGGGGTGAGGCCGTCTGCCTTGAGTGCTGCCGTCTGGTTGGGCACGAGGGTGACGACTTCCCCTGCCGCCTCCGCCTCCTTGGCCGCGAGGGTGGCCTGACCCGCCTCGATCTCCTTGACGCCCGCCGCGACGCCCGCCTCATCGCCCGACTTGAGCGACTTGAGGACCTTGGCGCCACCAGCGATGAGGCCGATCATGGCGAAGTCCAGACCAATGCCCTCGATGGCGTTCTTGAGGCGGCCCTCCGCAGCGGTGTCCGTGGGGTCCGCCGCGAGGTACCGGGTCATGGGGTTGGACAGGGTGGGGAACGCCTCCACGATGTTGCTGAGACGCTCCTCGTGGGGGTCGAACGCGATGGCGCCAACCGCCGCACCCTTGCCGATCTCCACCGCCGCCTTGCCCACGGCCCCCGCCTTGGAGAGCTTCTGGACCGCTTGGATGGGCTTGAGGATTTTGCCGACGCCGATGAGGCCCACAGCGAACTGCGAGACCCCGGCGACGAAGGCGTTGGCCATCCCCTCCTTCTTGAGGCGGGCCGTGTTGTCCTCGATCTGGGCACGCATGGTGGACCGCTGTTCACGCGGCACCTCGCCCAGCACGAAGTCCTTGGTCTCGAAGACGGCTTCGGCGGCACCGCCCAGTGCGGCTTGCCCGAGGTCGCCAAAGGTGTCACCCCACGTCCGCGCAGGCGCAGCGGTGGGAGCAGCGGGCATGGCCGGAGCGGCACCGATCTCCGGGGCATCCTCGGCGTAGGGCATGATGCCCGTGGACGGGACGGTAACGTCGGCTTCGGGGTTCTCTCCGGCCATGTGGCTGGTCTCCTACTAGGCGTTGCTGCGGGGCTTGCGCGGGGTCTTCGTGGTCTTGCCGGCGAGGTCTCCGAGGAGCGCCTCGACTTCCTCCGGCTTCACGTGCGACTTGTTGAGGCCGTCACCCGCGTACGCCGAGACGCCACGAGGGTTGACCCGGTCGCCCGCCTTCTGGGTGCGGAGGTTGGGCAGGGACGCCCACTCCAGCGCGAGGTTGTTGCCGAACTGCTCCGCCGTGATCTCGCCACGCTGGAACTTGGAGAGGCCACGACGCTCCAGCAGGGCGAGGCCCAACTGGTCCTGCAACTCGGGGGTGAACTTGGCGGAGCGCGGGATGTCGAGTTCATTCACGAGGCCCAGCAGGGTCCGCTTGATGAACTGGTAGCGACCCGTGGCGGACTGGCCACCGCGCTGTACCGTACGGGTCTGGCGGTCGAGGATTTCCTGCACCGTGTACTGGGAGAGGTCCTCGGAGTTGTTCGCCTTGCCCCAGACGGCGTTGTAGTTCCCGTTGCTCTCGGGGCCTGCCACGAAGTCCAGCAGCTTGGAGGCGACGGGGTTGTCTTTCAGTGTGCTCAAAGCGAAGGTGCCTTTCGGTCGGTAGCGGGTGGAGGTGATAGCCGCGCGGATGGCGTCCGAGACGGCCTTGGTGTGTTCCGGGCTGGGCGCCGCATCCTCATCGTACTGCGGGTTCTGCGCCTTGATCCGGTCGAGGACCCGTGCCCCTTCGCCGCCATCGGGGGCCGGTGCCTTGGGTCCGTCCATCCCGAGCATGGAGGTGATGCCGCGCAGTGCTCTCGCCCCAAGGGTCTCCCCCTCGGGCTGCTTCATGCGGGGCTGCATCTTCATGTTGTCGAGCGCCGGCTGTGCCCCCTGTCGGATGGCGTCCAGCGTCGGGGCTACGGCGTCTCGGAGGGCGTTGGTGGGCTCTCCGGTGCGGTCTCGCCGTGCGAAGTCTCGAAGCCATCCCAGAGCCCGTGCTGCGGGCGAAGTCCGTACAGCTTCCCCAATGGGGGCGACTGCGTCGGCGGCTGCTGCTGCGAGGCCCTGAGTTGCATTAAGGCCCTCCCCTCCCGTAGGCGCTGCGACTGCTGCTGGAGGAACAGGAGCCACGCTAGGAGCGCCTGCTGCTGCTGCTCCGGGTTGGGGCGTAGCGGTGGGAACGGGAGGCACATTGGGCTGGGCTCCGGGGGTGGCAGGGGTCATAGCGTACGGCACAGGCTTGGACCACCGTGCGCCGCCCGGATCGTACTGGTAGACGTACCCGCCCTTGCCGTCCTCCGTGATGGCGTAGGACGTGCCGTCCGGCCTGCGGGTGACGCCGAGCTTGAGGCCCGGAACCGGCTCGCCCTTGGGACCCGGAGTTGCCGGAGCGGTGGGGGCGGCAGGTGCGGCAGGAGGTTGACCCGGAGCGGCTGGCGGTTGACCCGGAGCGGCGGGAGCGGCAGGGGCCACAGGGGCGGCCTGAGAGGGGCCAGCAGGGGCGTCGGGCTTCGGGGCGGACCCATCCCTCGGCGCCGGACGGAAGGGGCTCTCCAGCTTCTCCAGACCTCGCCTATCGTACTGCTCGGCGCCAACGCCACCGCCAGCCCGAGAGATGCGGTCGGTGATGCGCTTGGAGATGGCCTCGATGGCGATGTCCAGCTTGTTGGCGTCCTTGGCGTCCTGCGGGTTGCGAATGACCCAGTCGAGGACGAGGCGGCGGAAGTCGTACTGCGCCTCTCGCCCGATGTCACTGAGCCCCTTGTCCGCGAACGGCTTGCCGAGGTCCTTGCTGCTGGCAGTCCGCTCCTTAATGAGGTCCATCGTCTTCTTCACGGCGTCGGACTTGAGGGCCTCGCCGTAGGTCTCCCGGTTCTTCTCGATGTCCTCCGCCAAGCGGAACGCCGAGCGCATCTCATCCGGGGAGGAGAACACGCCGTGGTCCAGCGCAGCCTTGAAGGCCCGCATGCCGCCGCCGTTGATGATGTCCCGCTGGACCTCCGCCACGGCGCCCTCGTTCTGGCCCTTCTTGGCGGACCGGATGCTCTCGCCCCAAGTCAGCACGTCCTTGCGGAACGAGCCGTCCTCCTTCTCGCCACGCGCAAGGAGGTCCTCGGGGATGGGCTTGCCGGGGTTCTCCAGCATGAAGCGGATGGCGTCCCGAGTGTTCGCCTCCTTGGCCACCCGGCGACGCTCCACCTCTGCGGTGTGGTCCCCGGCGACGCGCTTCCGGTTGATCGT